AGCTGGACACATAGAGTCTCCTTACCCTTTACTCTATATACCGTACCACCCTATCTCCATATATTCGCCTTACCGGATTGGGGGGTGGTCCTGGCGGTGCCCGGTTCACTACTTCTGCCACCTCTCTAACTGCCATCTATCTAATCCCTCACCACGCCACGAACGATGCGTTTCCCATTGAGTCCACTCTACCCCATCAGACACTGACCTCGCGACTGCTTCGTCTATTGCCATATCATAGTCGCTTGTCTGCCACTGTACATCGTCTGGGACATCTATCTCTACGAGCATTCTGAATGCTCTTTCTTCTTCAACTATAAAAGTTTTAATCATTTTGTTTCCTCATCATTGAATGTATCACTGCACCACTGCTTCCCATCATCTATTGTAAGCATATCCCAGAATGATGCGATACCCATACCACTCACTCCATATGCTATGATGCCATTCAACATATCATCACTACTATAATACATAATATATTATCTCTTCTCTGCTATAGGTAATCTACACGTATGACCTATAGGTTCTTCTGAAAATGCTGCATATATGCTTATATTATAGCATATTACTACAAACAGCGCGAATATTAAAAACTTATTCATAGCATGTCCCTTAATTTATTAATTTCTACTTCAAGTTCGTATACGTGTTTTTTATATCTTACATCCCGGTCATTTTCTATATAATCTAACGCAGAACGAAGACTATCGAGTTGTTTATGCACCTCTATTATGTTATAAGAGGCGACACACAGTACTCCTGTGATAAAAATCGTCCCACCAGTAATACCATACCAATCTGCTCCTATACCTATAAGAATCACAGTAGTAAGAGTAGCAACGCACAATATTGCACTTATTGCATATGCATACAACATCTTATATTTCATTAACTGAACATCAATATTCCACTAAAAATGATCACAGAAACGCAAAATATGCCATATATTATTGCTCCTGCCACTAAAAACCCGATAATATTGCCTAATAAATCCATTTTGTATGTTTTCCTATTAATACTCTACATGAGAGCGAATTGTCCACTTTTCTACTACTGGATACCCGTATTTATCTTCATTAACTGCAATATATGCAACTGTTTTCTTGACATTGGCATATCGAATGCCATCATTGGTGAATAACACATGGGGAAATTGTTCCCAGGTGCCTGTCATATCATCCTCATTAAGTCCATAATCGTGCGTAAGTTTACAATCTTTTTCTACGAAAGACCCTATACTTCGGCATCCATTCATCGATACAGACTCCCATATCGATAGTCAACGTCCATATAGTCGAAAGTGTAAGTTCCTTTCGTGCTGCAATAAGATACAACTTCTTGCTCTATCACTGTCTCTATGACTTCTTGCATAGAGGAACTAATAGTGCCGTTTTTGACACCTTCTTTATATGCTTCCATCGCTGGTTTTTTCAATATCATGTTGTTACTTCCTCATTATTGCAATCATTGCAGACACTAGACTCATTGTCAACGCCACATACTATACATTCAACTTCATATTCCATTTCTATACATCCAGTGTTTTCTCTGAAATCTGGAAGAGACGGTCACGATTATGCTACCTCCCAAGAATGGTCACTGCGGATCACCAGATCGGCAACTTGCTCTTCATGCATATCTTCAGCAAAAGATCGAACCAAGACCTGCGCTTCTTCGTAGGTCAGTTTCTCTCCTAGCAGTTCACCTGGACCACCTGACATATAACGAACTTCGAATTTCTTTTCCATTTCTATATTCCTTATGCGGATATCGGGGGGTTGTTCAAATACTGGGGCGTAACCGGATCAGCACGTTTTGCATACGGACGACCATTTACAGTCCCTAAGACCCAAGTTCCGTTTGCCAGGTCGACCGCCAGGTCGTTCATCAGGATTTCGGCAACACCTTCGAATGAACATTCAGTTCCAACGATAGACTGCATATGACCTCCACGCCTAACTGCTACAGACCAGACTTTCTCACCACTATCTTTCACTCGACTGGTAACGTTCATCTCGAAGATATCATTTTCAACTTTTGCTAACATTTTTTTTCCTTTCTCTCAATTCTTACAACTATTATACCGTATCTGGGATGAAATGCAACCCCTAAAACTTCAATGAAATCAATGGGTTGGAACGTTAGACCGCCATCGATGCTAATTGACGCTTTCGGTCTGCATAAACAAGGTCAAAAACAATATCTATGTCTTGTGCTGTTAAATCCGCGTCAACCATAACGCGCACGATATCCCCTTCAAGGTCCATCCACGCTTTTCGGTTCACAAAGCGATCCCGCGAGTTGTCATAGTAATACTCAACAACACCTTCGCCACCGACACCGCTCAGTTTTTCGGGTTGATCGGTGCTGAAGTCGTAAGTAGGGAATGCCCCATCTTTATCGGAGTAAAAATCTACTGCGCTAACATTGCGGGACTTAATATTCTGATCTAACATTTTTCTTTCTCTCTTTCTCAATTCTTACAACCATTATACCAGAGTGGGGGTGAAATGCAACCCCAGAAACCCTATAGGAATCAATAACTTAGCGTTATGGCGACTCATGACATTTTTGCAAGAGCCTTTAAAGTATTTTTGTTACCACCAGAACGCTTCATGACGAATCGTCCCGAAGACATCGCTGTCATTGCACCTATTCCTCCGCAATCGGTTCCCCAATCACTACCTGGGCTAGAACGTTTCAGGAGACTCAGTATGCTGAAATATTCCATATCAGCGCGAACGAGATCGTCTTTATTTTCACACCGAATGCTCTTGTAGATGGTGAGAATGGAGGGAGAGACTTCAAAAGTCCATCCCAATTCTCTGCAAAGATTCACAATCTTGGTGGCGTTTTCAACTGATTTTGACATTTTTTCTCTCTTTCTCTAATTGATGTAACCATTATACCCTAATGGGGGTGAAATGCAACCCCAGAAACTTCAATGGAATCAAGCACTTACGCACCACCCCCACTCATGACAGGTCGCTTCTTTTCTTGATAGACCAGAGTTTTTTCCTATTGGCACTAAGTTCTTTCTGCAACTTGTCCACCTTAGACTGCTGTTTCTCAATGAGTCGCCTAAGTTCCTCAACCTCTGTCAGGTCCATCTCTGCCGCAACCTCAGCCATTACTCTATCGAGGTCAAGTATAGTATAGTATGATGACTTAAATATCTCCAGTGAGCATACATCGCTCGCAACGAAATCCCATATGACATCACCTTCTGCATACCCGGACATCATACCCGTGTGCTGATTCTCAGGCAGTGCAGCGAATTTCTTGATGACTTCTATCAGGTCTTGCTTTTGCATTTCTTTCTCTCTTTCTCTAATTGATGTAACCATTATACCAGAGTGGCGTTCAAATGCAACCCCTAAAACCCTATAGGAATCAAAGGGTTAGCGAGGGGAAAGTGAGCGGTGCCTGCCCAGATATGAGCATGTCAAGTCATTTATCCCAGTAACTGCGTACAGTGTGACTCATATCTGGGCAGTACACTGTGACCCGCGAAACTCATCATAATGATGAATTTCTCCTTTTTGGGGGTAAAGTGGAGATTTAATTCCTTTGGCTCGGGGATAAATTACCTCTAAACCCTTTTTATGCTCGTATACAGGCGAAAGTGGAGATTTACTCCCGGAACTGGCAATTAGACGCTGTTCTGTTTGGCAGTTAGACGGTATGCTTGGGAGGGGGAGTAGCGAATATAGGCGAATTATTTCTTGACTTTAGTGTCTGGAGAGGGGTATTAGCGTTCTAAGGAGCGATATACGCCTCTAAACAGCATAAACACGCTATTATTACCTAATGGTTCATTTGTATTGACAAGAGAGTAACTACTGCTGTTGTCATGATGACAACACTAATACTCTAAGAATACGCTGTTTCTTAGTGCAAACGTGTCGCGAATCATAGTATTTGCGCGGGTTGTGGGATAGTTGTGCTATTAGAGTATTGTATTAAAATATTATTATTTTTCTTTTATCTCTTGTAATACTCTCTATTACATACTTACTCTCTATGATACTGTTACTATTGTTATCTCTTATAATATTCTTATTGTTTGACAAAGAGGGAAAGTTATTTACTATTAGAGGGTGAGTATACGAGTTTTATTTACTACTTTCTATAAAAACTTTGAGAGTTCTTTTATCATCTTGTAATGAGAGTGTTATACCATTGAGATCGAACTTACCATAGACCCTACCATTAGAGTCTATGATTTCGAATCTTGTGATGTTCTCAAGGTACTGATGGTGAAGTGGTTTGGTCAACTCATCTTCCATCTTGATTTATCCTCTTGAGTATGATATCAATGAAAGGTGACATATCAGTTTTGTGTGTGAAGATAATTTTGCCTGATAGGTGTGAGTTCACTATAAGCGAGACATCATCTCCGTCTTCTATGATTTCTGTTGTAATTGAAAATCGTTTGGACAGGGCATTGATTATTTGATTTTCTACGAGAGACACAGTATTTACTCCTGAGTAAGCATACTATTTAGTATCCTGATGTGACATAGGCGTAGAGTTTAAACATTTTACCTCTAACATTGTAGTCTCGTCTTTGTTTGATACGCCTCCTTAAAGAACGCTTACTACCCCATTTCCTTCGTATCATTCTGTCTGTCATGTGCTGTCGTGGTTTGATGATGTAACGACCCATACAACGACCACGCTTCCGTCTGTTGTAGGGTTTTATTGTTCTGTATGTTTGCGCCTTCATGTGATAGTGACCTCTGCGTCTGTCTTAATAACAACTCTTGCACCACAAGGTAAAAGAGTGCTATCGTTTCCACCATAGATGACTTCACTCTCACCGTGTATCTTTACACTATGCCCATAGGTGTTTGTGCTTCCTTGCTTCACAGTCAACACTGCTTCGTTAGTGCCGTTCTTTTTGTTAGCACGAATCTTATGCATGTTGACATGAATGTATTTTGTTTTAGTTCTTTTGCTCATCGGTAACTGTATTTCCTCATCGCTTCTTCGTATTGCTCCATTGCGACTGTTGCTTTCCTTACTTGTTTAATTTCTGTTGTGTGAGTCTATCGTATCTTCGTTCAAGATAGTTGATGATTGCTTCAAGTCCCCATAGTAATGCAAATGGTACTGATAATGCCAATCCTAATATCCCAACGCCAGTCATAAGAATGGCGATAAGGGTAAAGATACAAGTTTGCATTGCTGCTATTACTGTGCGTGTTGGATAACGCGCATTGTAAATTCTATTCAATGCCGCAACCGTGTTTATGCATAGCAGTCTCATCGTCCATGCTATCATACCATCGCCTCAAGCAGAATCATTATCCTGTATGAGATAACCATTTGATAGATGATGAATGTTCCTATTACAAAGTATTGCCAATCAGGTAAGTCTTTCATCAATATTGATCCACTGGAATGAATGTGCATTCCTTCTGTTGTTTTTTCTTCTCTTCACGGTACTTCCTTTGATACTCTAGTATCTTTTCACGATTCTCTTGTCGATACTTCTTAAAGTATTCATCCGTCTTTTCACGATTATTTTCATAGTACTTCTTCTGCTTCTCTAGTAACTTTTCACGATTTTCTTCACGGTACTTCTTAGCGTACTTCTTAGAGTATTCAATCGTCTTTTCACGATTCTCTTCACGGTACTTCTTAGCGTATTCAATCCTCTTTTCACGATTCTCTTCATAGTAATTCTTGTTCTTCTTTAGTACCTTTTCACGATTCTCTTCATAATAATTCTTGTTCTTCTTTAGTACCTTTGCACGATTATTTTTATAGTACTTCTTACCATGTATTGACTGGTATTCGGTAGTCTCACACAATCCATGCTTCCAATTCGGATTATCTTTACCATACAATGTTGGTGGTGGGAATTGGGTAATAACATTATAATACTTATCCCAACACCTCTCCTTCCTATTTTTAAGAAGGTCAGATTCCAACTGCATCATCTCATCTGGCGTACCATAGGCAAGAATGCGCCTACGGAATCCTTTGGGTGCAATCTTAAACGATTCCATAATGGATGATGAATGGGTGTAACCATCATCAAGTGTGCCTTTGTGATAACCGATATAGTACATACTATTCTTGGAATCATACCACATATAAACGAATGCTTCACTCATCCAAAATCCAATGTCGCTAAGTGTGATTCTCTATTGTAGTTTGATAGCAACAACTCTTGTCGCTTCTTCTCGTTCTCACGATAGTTCTTGCCCGAATGCATTGTGTATGTCAAGTCCCACGACTCAGGATACCATTGCTTCCATAGTTCTATCAGTTCGGGGTTTGAGTCATAGGTTATCAGCATCCGCCCCGCTTGCTTTTGCGATGTCGCTTGACAATCTTCGTAAAACTTTAGGTGATTAAATCCCTTGTGCATTTCACCGTTCTTGCCATACAGGATAGATTTTCCATTACTGCCTACCTTATCATAGGGTGGGTCAAGAAACACCAGTGTGGACGCTGTGCTGCGCTCTAAGAGGGTACTATAGTCCTGATTAGTGATCTTCCAATCCTTGATGTGATGACCGTATGCTTCCAACTTGCTGCACTGCAATACGCTGAAGTTTGACGCACATGCTTGCTTGGATAATGTGCCTGACTCACTGAGTCCAGAGAACGACATCTTGTTTAAGCACCACCATGCTTGACCAATCTTATGTCGTGAATTTGCATTCATTACATCAACGCTTGCAAGTACGTCTTTGCACTCTGTAAACAAAGCACGATGACCATCTTCGCCTTTCTCTTCTGCGATAAGTTTCTTCGCCATCATTTCATCACCAAACTTTTTGGGGTCTGCTTGAAGTGCAGTCCAAAAGCAATAGAGATTGTAGTAGAGGTCGTTGATCCATATCTTTGCATCGGGGTTCGCTTGCGAGAATGCAAACGCCATACTACCACCCCCAACAAAGGGTTCGCGATACTCTGTAACACCATGTGGTGTCTTGGGCATTAGGAACTTTATTGCGCGACTCTTGCCACCAGGATATCGAACCGGAGTTGTTAGTTTTCTATTCATACACACCATTATAAAGATTCAAGATGATAAGTCAAGTTAATATATCGGTTCTATCTTATTACATACGGGACAGATAAGAGAATGATCATTGCAAGGAAGTGCAATGAATCCTTTACGATGGCTGCATAATGTTTGCCTCCACCAAGTTTTTAGTTTCTTAATCATAAGTTTTTCTCTTCGCATTCTTCTGAATGATAAAGTGTGTCTGAATTCACTCGCTCATTATTTATGTTGTCCTTTCTCATAAGACTCTTGCATCCTAGACACTTACTGACATTGTTTGGGTTGAGGAAACACAGTTCACCGTGTGCAGCAGGATAGTCACATCCGCAATAACTACATTTTTTCATTATTCACCACCAATTTCAATACGGGTCTGTCTGGTTCACCAATAGATTCATCACAGAAATCATCATCAGTAAATGTGTTATTCATCAATTCAAACTCTGACCACACAGTTTCAAAACTTGATGAATAAAGGGCAATGCTTTCTTGATGCAGCGTGTTTTTCATTTCCATAGAGTCATGAATCCAATCCAAATGCAAGTCATCAATGATAAACCCCTCACTCATCTTCACAGACATAGCAACCATCTGTGCAAGTAGGAATGGGATGTTAGGGGTGTCGTAGAAATTACTCAATGAGTGACTACTGATATGCTCACCATATTCACCATCATCCAAAGTCATCACAGTAGCAATCAACCTGTATCCTCTTCGGTCGCTTATCTCTTCGCCTGATTGATATGACATGATACTGAGATAGTATGATATGGTCGCATCCTTACTTGCATAGACCAGCGACTCTATCAGGTCGGTGTACGCTTCAACTTTCCAATGTTTTAATATGCTCATCTAACCCTCAGTGTAGATGTTGGTTAAGATTTGCCTGAACTGCTGTATTTTTTCTGCTCTTCCAGGCCAATAAATGTAGTCCCTCGTATCTGCGTCTTTCTCCAAGTTCGTAAGAAGTGGAAGGATAGCGTTGTAGAGTTTCTCTAACTTCTCCAAGTTGTTAGCATTGGTTGCTTTCTGCTTCTCTATCTGGTTGAACAGAAGATCAGTCTCTTCCTGATGGTTAGACTCAGACTGTTGAATGAATTCTAACTCTTCAACGGTTGTTGCTGTGAACCCAAAATCAAATGTGTCGTTACTCATTACTAATTCCTATGCGCGAGTCTTTGGGAATACTTTTTGAACAGGTTCTGTGTCAAACTCTTTAAACTCTCCACCACGATTCAAGCACCCGCCCATAACTTCTACTAACATTTCTTGGAAGTCTGTCAAATCAATAACGGTGAGAGAAGTTTCTGGATACATCTCATCCTTGTAGTAAAGTTGTTTACCTTCTATCATTTCGTTAACCAAATCTTTATATACGAGGATACCAAAACTATAGAGGTCTGCTGATTCTAGGGAGACTAACCGACCTTCCATTAATTGAGGACGGACATCGTTATTATCAACTATCCACACCGAATTGATTTTCACATTTCTTTCCACCACACCACTTGATGGAAACCAAGACAACACACCCAAGTACAAATTGGTGCAGTTCTTCTCGCCCTTGAGATATCCCATTACGATGGACACCACGTTTTCTTCATCGTTTGCAATCAACCACTCTTGTTCATCCAGGGTCTGGATTACAAACGGAACTGGTTGTGGGGGTGTAGTCGCGTTAGCATGCAAGGCAGTGCCGAGTACTAGTGCGAGTGCTGTTGATTTAAATATATTCATAATCATTTTCCTAAGTTTAATTTAAAGTTGTTTTTGCCACCACTCACACAAGACCTAACCTTGCCTTTGTCTCACTATATGCCTGAACAACTACCGACTTTCCACCGACATTTGGTGCGCCCATATTGGTGACATAGTTTGACCAGTCGATAGATTCGAATACCTTCCTGACATATGGTTTTGAGGTTTTGAATACATAATGCGTGGTAGTCTCTGGGTCAACCGAATCCATCTCGCAGACACCAATCTTGCCCCAATACTTCAAAGCAAAGTCCCAATACTCTCTTTTCTTTATCTGCTTCCTCACCTCTGCGCGTCTTTGGACATTATCGCAAGTTAGAAATAGTTCAAAATCTTCGTGGGTAGTTGGTGGTCTTGTCCGTATCCTAATGTCAGTCAGTCCCGTTATGGGTACGCTGCTCCAAATCTGGGCGCAACAGTTGACATCGTAAGGTTTCCCATCGCTGGTGAAACTGAACTTGGGTACTTCTTCACTGTAGTAAAGACCAAATGATTTGTCGAGTTGATACTGAACCTTCCAAGAGGACATAAACTTTTGGGGTATTATGAATGCAATCACTTCGCTAAAGGTTGCTGCCTTGTTGAAGAACCCCTTTGCCAACGGATTCATATACCCCGAACCGAAAGGTGGGTTGCCTATCGTTAGCACCCTGATTGGGTTGTACAGTGGATGGTATTCTGATTCGTATTCAAAAAAATCTTGCTGTATAATATTCTCTCCCTCTGGGGCGAGGTCAAGCGCAATGGTTTTATCTGGTAAGTAACTCAGGAAGTTACCAGAACCAGCAGAAGGTTCTACTATCTGGTCAAATGATGAGAAGTCACAAATCTCGTCAACCTTTTTGGAGAACGACTCTGCGACTTCTGGCGTGGTGTAAAACTTATCAAGACCCATTAAAAAGAGTTTCCTTTCTGTACACACAAAATTGGTTTGTGCTTGTATTTAGTGATAAACTCGTTGGTCACCATTTCTTCAGCATCTCTTGCTATGGATACTGCAACTTTTTGCGATTGATTAAATCTAGTGATGATTTTATACTCTTTCTCCAATTTGATGGCAAATATCTCTACCTCTATTCCATTTTTGAGTGCGGTGTAGTTGCACTCGCTGATGACATAGTTAGTTGACGAGCAAGAACCTTTTTTCATTGCCTTGCGAGTACCGCAGTTGTAAGATGCATACCTAGATTTTATTGTGGTCGTGGTCATTCCTATCTTGACTATTTTTTTGTCGTAAGATAAGAAATATATGTATTCTCCACTATTATCGTCAAATAGGGAATCGTCTTGGACGTACTCTACCAATTTTCCTTCAAAATCTTGCCCGTCAATAAATGACCTTTTGGATTCTGGGAAATTTTCTTCAATGTTGAGTACTCCATGTGCTACTTTGACCGCAGGTTCCCCAAGAGTCTTAACAAAACTAGAGACTGAAGGTTGAGATTTGTGGTCAAACTTAAACCCTCTACTATTTTGATATTTTGCTATCTCCTCGTAGATGCTTGAATCAGCGATTTTTGGATACTTCATTATGTATTCCCTCTATAAATAGTAGGTGGCAGCATTATATAATGATGCCTGTTTTTTCCTATTCGATACAACCATTATACCGTATTGGGAGTCAAATGCAAGGGGTAAAACTTCAATGAAATCAATGACTTACGAGGGGATGTGAGGTGGCGTGATATGACTATGCATACCACGTTGTTTACTGCTAGTCTTGCATCTTGACCTTGATGCGGGTCAATATCTGCAACACGATAGTGGGAACGATGAATAACTGCGTGATATGCCCAACAACATATGCCCAGTCTTTTTCACCGAAAGGACTTTCCTTCAACATTACTTTGGGGAAGAGAACTCGTAAATTTTCGACATCCAAGTTTGTGTAGGAATGTCCGACCTGTTCCAGTGTCCACCATAATCGGGTTCCTGCTTCACCAGGACCATCAGTGGCGATGTAGGATTTCTTTGCTATTTCTAATCTATCTTTGTAATCACTCATTTTATTCTCCTTTAGAATGCTACGTTTGATACTTATCTCTGTAATCTTTCACTGCTGCTTTGATTGCATCTTCTGCTAGCACAGAGCAGTGTATTTTCACGGGAGGAAGGGTGAGTTCTTCTGCAAGTTCCATGTTCTGGATGCTTGATGCTTGGTCAAGGGTCATCCCTTTGACTTTCTCGGTTAGAAGACTGCTTGATGCTATTGCAGAACCACAACCGTATGTCTTGAATCTTGCATCAACTATGATGCCGTCATCATTAACCTTTATCTGCAACCTCATCACATCACCGCATGCTGGCGCACCTACCATGCCAGTGCCAACTGAGTCCAGTTCCTCGCTCCAACGCCCCACGTTTCTTGGGTTGTTGTAGTGGTCGATAACTTCGTCAGAGTATGCCATTAGAATACGATGTTAGTTGCTACTGAGATTACGGGTTGGATTGCCATGAACTTCATAAAATGAGCGGTGGATTGCAGCATATAATCGGTTATCTTCGCAAAGACATTTTTCAGAAACGCTTTTATCTTGTCAAACACGTTGCTAATCATACCTTCGTTCAAGTTGGGGTTGTTCTCCAGTGCATCAAACTCTTCGGTCAGTTTACCGACAATCAAACCAACGACAGACCAGTAACGATACTCTCCAGTCTTAGTTTCTTTACCGTCAACTTTCTTCTTAACTGATGTGGTCTTGAATCGTACAGACAAGTTCATCTTTCCTGCAATCTTAGAGACATATGATTTATCAGTGACCTTATGCAAACTACAGTTTGTTCCATCAAAGTCGCATACAAGAAAATGCGAACAGGTTGCTGCACTATTTCCAAACTTCACATCACCTGACATTGCTTCAAATGCAAATGCGTTAGCAAATTCTTTGTTACTGGTAAAGAGTTTACCTAATTCCGACATCATCTCTTTATGTGCTTTGTCTGCTGCCATCACTATCTTATCTTTACCCTTGGCAACTTCTTTCTTCAGGTTACCCTTGGCGACTGATGCTGGTGCAAGACCTTCGAGCATCTTTTCAATCTTCTTGACAACTGTGGGTGCGATGCTACTCTTAGTTGCTTCCAGTGCTGCGTTAAATGTGGCGGTGGATTCGTTGCGACCTCCACTCATCAACTGTGCCTGACTACCAGACTTCAAACTGATTCGTGCCTTACCAATCATAAAGTCGGTTTTCGGTGTCTTAGTAGACCCAGGCACTTTTCCAGGCCAGAAAGATGCCCACTCAGCAGAGACAGGATAGTTGTCTGCACCAAGAACTTTACCCTTACCACGCATACCATTCTTCTTCAAGAAATTATCAACCTTGATACCTGCTTCTTTGTCAATGTCGTGCTTGGCGTTACCTTCAGGTTTACCATTTACGGCAGCAATGATAACTTCTTCCATTGACTCACCGCGAGAACGACCTTCAGATAGAACTTCAGTAAACTCGTTGAACTTATGCATGATTCTGTTTCCTAGTATTAGTTTATGTGTTTATTTATACTAATCTGTCGTGCCATCTTCATAAGTTCCGCACCAAGCACAGGGTTCTTCCTTGCCAACCATCAGGATACCATTGTAACGACAGTTATGCTTCCACACATCCGTTGAACCTTGGTTAGATTCCCCGACTATCTCTAAGAGCATTTCGGGTTTTTTGTTATTTTCCATTAATTTCCCCTAGATTATAATGCTGCTTGTTGCTTTTAACCAACCTTCTGCCACTTGATCGTGTGCAGGGATAATCGTTAGAATACAAGACTTATTGAACTCGCCTCGATGCATACCTTGTGCGCCTGTCATGCTGATTCCTGGGGCAAACCCACCACCAGCATTATCTTCACCACCTGGGACAAACAATAACGGAGACTTCAACGTAATTGTCATATCGGTTTCATAAAGCGCACGACCAACAATTTCTCCACACATAGTTACCAATGTAACAATCTCTTCTTCTCTTCCACTCATTTCACTTCCTTCCTTTATGATACCCGTTCGACTCATAGCGAGTCACTTCACTTTCGGGAACTCGTATTGCTGCTCCCTTTTCCTTACGCATCCAAACTGTGTTCGAATGCACATTTCCTTCTTTATTTTTAAATGCCCATTTCGGAGGATTTTTCTCCCACGTTGGCACATCGCCATCTTTATTCATCACATTTTAAAACCTTCGGTTGATATTCTTTTTCCTGTTGGGGTGTTGTCAAATGCTGTAACTCTGTCTTGTTGTTGCGGGACATCATTTACCAGACCTATGTCTGCATTCTCTACATTATATAGTCTCATTTTACTTCTGTCCACACCCATCACAAACCTTTTGTTATTGTTTGGATCAGCGTAACGATTCTTCAACTGCTTAACCATCACCTGATTGAGTGCAGTCAACTCATCATTCGCAATCAGTGCAAGCATCAAGTCAGCAGTTGCAGGAAGACCAAATGATTCTGATGTGTCTTCAAGTCCTGGGTCACTGCTACCATAACCACTTCGTGTTGTTTGGGTTGCACTCATTATCGGTATGTTGTTCTCTACTGCAAGTCCTCGCATCTCTTCAGCGATTGCCTTGATGTATGAGTAGGTGTTCACATTGCCACCGACCTTCATCCTTGACGATGAACAAATATTTAGGTAGTCAATAAACACGATGTCTGCGGTAAACTTTTTCTTCAACTTCAACTCATTCATCAGTGCGCGGAAGTGACCACAGTGTGCTTGTGCTGTTGGATATTCCTTGATGATAAGTTTACCGTGTGTCTTAGCAGCAATCTTATCAATCTTAGATGTGTAAACATCTTTCGATAAGTTTTGAATCATGTCAATAGGTGTGTCCAACAAGTTAGCATCAATACGCTCTGCAATAGATTCTTCTGACATTTCTAAAGTTATGTACAACACGTTCTTACCAGCACTCATCGCTGCGGCAGCAGCGTGACACATAAACAAAGACTTACCCGCACCTGTTCCCGCAAGGATAATATTGAGTGACTTGTTCTTTAGTCCACCCTTCGTGATAGTGTTGAGCATGTCAATGTCAAAAGGTATGCGCTCCTCTACACGATGGTAGAAGTCGTACCGCGACTCTGAACTTGTCAGGTAGTCGTGACCCACATTGTTGTCGAACGTCACACCCAACGCCTTAGAGAGTATGTCAGGCAGTGCTGTCTTAGTCAGTGTGTCATGCTTGCCATCGATGATAGTGATAGACTCCAACACGGCATTGAACAATGCTCTGTCCTGACACCACTTCTCAGTGTTAGTCAACAACCACTCAAGGTCTGTCTCTTTGTCTTCAGCAAACAGGTCAGGCAGTATCGCTATGCTTCTTTGATATCTTTCATCAGTAAGACCAGACTCTTCATCTTGCAATGAAATAACGAAACTATCTTGACTCGGTGGCTTGTTGTATTTTGCAACATACTTGACAAACTGTTTGAACATAGTTTTATTGATAGCATCACTGAAGTATGCTGGTTCCATGAATGGAACAACCTTACGCATGAACTCATCGTTGGTGAAAAAACTACGCAACACCATTGTTTCCATATCAATATTCAATCTTTTTCCTTGTTTTTTTGGAGAAGTATATGTTAATTTTACGGTCGTGAAAGTCTTTTATAATATGTTCTACTAAATTATTACAATATTCGTCATACTCTTTCCGCCAGTCAGTTTCGATAACTTCCATCAATCTAGTTTCTTCTGGAATAAACAATGTCTCTATATTATAGTCTATCCTCGTATTATTTTCCAGTATTTCAATCTCACTAATTCTAATGATAAAATCTTTATATGCTCCTTTCTTCAAAATAAGAGTCCAAGAAGATTCATCAGTTGATTCTGGGTCTCCTGTTATAATATAATCTTCACCTTCTTGCATCTTCTACCTCTACTATTTTTGCGTCTGCAAACTGGACAAAGTTTATGTATCCGTGTGGTTCGCGGGACTTATACTCTGTGCGCTCAACGGCAAGTAGTGGTACAGTCTGACCAACCATACCAGCGTACCACACCCTACCATCACCACTACTCGTAATCAGTAATGCTTTCATTCTCCAATCAACTCCATCGCTGATAGGTCAACTAGTTCACCACCAATTTGAAATGCCTTGCGAGTAAACTCTTTGAAGTCTGTCTCATTGAAGATGGACTGCCAGAACTCAGGTTCTAATGTGTCCTTCTCTCGTACCTTAGTTCCAATGACATCACCAGTGGATGTGTCCACTTTCTGATACCAACCGTTTGAAGGTTTGACCACATAAGCACCAGCGAGTGCAACATCAAGCAGTCCAGAGTATGGTTCAATACCACCTTCCCAAGTTACTGAGATAGGAATCTTTGACTTTTCTTTGACGAACCGTGACTTCTCAACGTTAATGATGAAGTCGTATCCTTTAATCTCTGTGCCGACCTTCTGTTGTCTGCGACCGATAATCCACACGTTGTCTGCTGAGTACATGATGCCAGTTCCACCAGACACGATGTCCTTTGGAAACAAACCAATCTCTTTGTATGTGTGGTTGATAGCAAGCATTGGGATGCTCTTCATTGCAAGGTATGGTGTGACCATACGGAAGAGACTTTTGAGTTGCTTGGCGCGAGTCATATCTGCGACAGACTTTTCGTTCATTGTATCTTCGATTTCTTTCTTGGATGCAAGGTTACCGATTGAGTCGATGACTATGATGACATCGTCTTTCTTATCCAATGCTTCCAGTTGTGCAACAACATCGAACTTCAACTCTTCCACATTCATTACAGGTACATGCAAGACACGGTCTGTGTCAATACCGAATGTGTCAAAGTATGCTTGAGGTGAACCAAACTCTGAATCGTAGAACAACATTACCGCGTCTTTCTTCTCTCGCATATATGCTGCTGACATAAGCAGAGCAAACGATGTCTTAAAGTGTTTGGATTGCCCAGCCAAGACAGTTAGTCCTGGAGATAGTCCACCATCAACATCACCACTCAAGGCAACGTTAATCATTGGGACACCTGTGTCTACCAGTGCGGATGGTGCGTAGACTTTTGATTCACTCAGGATAGCAGACTCTTTGATCTTGCTTGCCTTCATAAGTTTTTGCATTACTGACATTTACTTCTTCCTATATTACTCAATTTCAATACTCTATTATAAGCATTTGGGATGGGATTACAAGTCTTATTTGTCTTCCTTCACAAAAATTCCATCAACCATCATACCCTTGCGGTCTTTGATGTCATCGTATGCCACTTGCAAGCACTCAGTGATACTCAGGTTATTGCGTTCTGCAATATTGATAAGCACCACCATGATGTCACCGATATCATCGCTCATGTCCTGACCCTTGCAGACATTGTCGCTTAACTCTCCCACTTCCTGAATGAGTTTGCATACTTGATCTTTGTCTGTTGCACCATCAATCAGGTTGCGGTCGTGGTGCCATCCAATAATCTTCGTTATCAATTCATCAATCATTACTTCTCTCCTATATGTATTGTTTTAACTGATCCTTTTCGTAGAAGTTCAAGTCCACAACTAGCACTTCCATCAAACTGTTCATCATAAAATACTTTTGCTATCCCACTGGATATCATAAGTTTCGCGCACTTGATGCAAGGCGAGTGTGTTATGAACATCCATGTGCCTTCGCTGCTTGATGAACTTCTTGCTATCTTTGCGATTGCATTCTCTTCAGCATGCAGCACCGCCTCCTTGGTGCGTACTTCTCCATTTTTCTTTTCCTCACAGACGTTAGACATACCACTCGGCATGCCGTTGTATCCTACTGATATGATAGCACCAGTTGAGGGGTCAACGATGATTGCACCGACCTTCAATCGTTTGGCAGTAGAACACTTAGCAAAGTTCTTTGCTGTCTCCATGTAGGCACTACAAACTTCTTTCTTCATCTTCATAATCAATCTCCAGTGTAACTATTACTGTATGCAAACTTCAATGCCCTTGCCGCCTCTAAGTCAAGAGGACGCGACTCATACCAACCACCAGTCTCGCCATCAAGTTGATTACACATCTCAACTATCTGGTTCTGCGTGATAGGGTACTTGTTCTTCACTGCGTTGCATGCTGTTGCAACCATTATCTTGTACATCAATGCGTACCAACCAGTGCTGCTTATCATCTTGTATTCTGTTGCCATCCTCTTGGGGAAGAATGGGCAGTCATGATAGTTAGTCCACGACACACTGGTGTTATCCATTTGACTCGCTCGGTGTTCAAGCACCTGTTCGCGGATAGCGTCAGGCAGTGAGTCAAGGAATGAGTTGCCTGTCTTGACAGTGTAAGGATGCTCACGCATCAGTGTGTCAACGTTGAGGTCTTCGGTTCCACTCTCATAAATCCAGTTGTCTGCATTCTCATATTGTGCGGGAATGTAGAACATGCGAGACATATCTTTAGTCTGCGCGTCAACCAGTTCATTCATGTGCTTGTTCAGTGCGAACCAGAATCCTGTAACTTCGTCAGCATCAACATTGCGGTTGAGTTTGAACACTGCGCGAAACTTTACCTTCTCAACACTGCAACTTGCGGTTGAGTAGCATAGGTGATAGGTGTCGCCCAGTATCTTCTTCATCAAGGCAGCAACTTCTTCGCGGGACATATCGACATCGTCAATATCCACGCATGCCCACTTGCCCCAGTGAGTTACACTTCGGTTGGAGCGAGTGGTTCCTGCCTCATATTGTGCTGGAGAGATGAGTGGTGCTTTGCTCTTTGTATTTGGTATTGCAGACAGATTGAGCAGCAAGTCACGAAACTTGCCCCATGACTGGAACATCATGACCTTGTTGGTTGTGTTGTCGTATCTGGACGAGAACATTGTTAGCGCGTACATTTTATTACCATTTCTCTATTCATACACACTATTATAAGCATTCAGGATGGGATGTCAAGACCTAAGTTTGAATGTGTAGCAATACTTGGGTTTCAATACTACTGGTTCTAAAAGACCCATCTCTAACTTCTCCCTTAGTTTTTTAACAAAGGGTTTATATTCTCCTTTGTACTTGGTTCTTAGAGCCCTTGAGTGATACACCCTTCCTGTATCCACATCTTTAAATGCCTTGTCTGCTCCGCTCATGCCTGCTAAAGTAAAGTTAGAAGCTTTGTAGATGACTCCTGAATGTCCGTGATTGGGATCGGCATAAGACACTACAACCTTAACCTCTGGGGAGTTTTTCTTCAACCATCGTAGTGTGTACCCTATGACTCTGCTCTCGCTGTTTCTCAGGCAGTCATCTAATAGGACAAGTCTACGGAGTTCTAAAACTTCCGACTCAGTATCCCCAAACTTCTTCCATGCCGTAGTAGACATTTGCCCAAAAAGCACAGCGCCTACTTGCCTCTCTTCGTGCGTCACTGTAAAACAGTAGTTAGACTTAACCCCATTGATACTTTTAGAATAGTGGTTCTCCTCAATGAATGCAGAAACATCTTTTCTATCGCAGGGTGTAATGCACAACTCCTTTGCCTTTATCATCCAAAGAAATCCTCTAGAGATATTGTCGGTTCAGGTTTCCACCCAATAGCATCAAGTATCGGGTTGACTGGATTCATAAATGCTTTCTCAAACATCAGTTTGTGGTCAACATACTTGTGCAAGTCAAACTCTTCGGGTAGGTAGTCGGGGAATGCTATCACGTTTTCCTTGATAGGATTCTTGGGGTTCAGGTAGAGAAACTTTATCTTCTCTCCGTCTTTGATAGGCGTGTACTTTCGTTCAAGGTCTAATTCCTTCAACAATGCATTGTACAACAATGCACCACGCACATGGATGGGAGTTCCCTTCATGTAGATAGTGTCAGGATGTTTCCACTTGCCGATGTCACTGACTCCGCGAGGGAATGCAATGTCTTGTGGTGGGAGTGTGACAAAATGAGTATTGAAGATTGCGATTGCTTTCTGTGTGTTGTCTTCGGTTCCACCGATAAGGATGTTGAACAGACCTTTGAGTGCGTCACGACACGATGCTGGTGTGGAAGATTTGACCGCTTCAATGCCCATGATCTTGAGTTTGGGTTTCGCATACTGCACACCCTCACTGTTCAAGACGTTCAGGATGTAGCGTTTCTTAGCAGTCCAGATACCCGCATCAGCGATAACCTCTCGCCCCATCACCATCTTGTTTTCGTATGCATCCATGTAGTATGCAAGATCGTTGTAAGAATCTTCAATGAGTGGGATGAACTTCTCTTCAACAATCTGGTCAATGACTCTAGTTATCTTGTCTCTATCGGTCATGCCCATCTTCTCAACGAGCGAACCAAAATTCATGTAGACCGAGTCGGTGTCAATTGCAATGACGTAGTCTACATTCTTTGTGGATAGGACTTTGTTCATGTAGTCGTTGACTGCCTTCTCTGCCCAGCGAATAGACAACTGACCCGACAAGGTGATTGCCTCCGCGCACCTTGGGTCATAGTAACGGAACCATCTGTTTGCCATAGCACCGTAGAGCGAGTTCATCATAATCTTAATTGCCATCTGGGATGCGTCAAGACTACTGAGTTCCTTACCGTCCATCTTCCCTTCTTCGGTCAACTGTGTGACGCGCAGCATTTCTTTCTTGATGACCTTACGCTCACCATACAGTCCGTCAATGATACTTGGGATGACTCCACGAATATCTTTGCGGAAGTGAATGCCATTCGCTGCAATGGAATGGTCTGGTAGGATAGAGTCTGGTCGAGTCTGCCCAAGGCAGTTGTCCACATTGACATTGGCAGTGCGTCTGTCCACCACAGTCTCAGGTGATATGTTGTATTGCATCATCAGGTGAGGATAGAGTGAGTTCAAGTCAAGACTCACAACCCATGCGTGTCTACCAACTTGTGGTGCTTTCACATATCCACCAGCAATCTCAGTGAGTTGCCTATCAACTTTTGGCGGCACGACTTTCTTCTGCAAGCATAGTTCGCGATAAATGTATGTGTCCCACAACTGTGTGGTTCCAAATGCTTCCTGATAGTTACATCCACCTTTGTATGCTATCATCATACATAGATTCATTAGTTGAACTTTCTCGTCTATCTTCTCAACAAGTAGAACGTCTTTGATGTTGTAGTCAATAAACTTTTGATAGTCTTCTTTGTACAATGTGAAGAGGTTGCCGTGTTCTTCATAGGATAGTTTCTTCTCACCAAGTACCACGTTGGCAATGTTGTCAAGTTTGTATGACTCTTGCACACCGTAGATAAGGTTACCAAACTTCTGGAACAAATCCCAATAGTCAATCGTCTCTACTCCTACAAGTTCAAAGACCTGTGACTGGCGACCCATTCGTGTTACTTGTTTTTCTCGCACGATGCCCCAAGGCGAAAACTTCTTCACTGACTCAGCACCAATCATCTTCTCAACTCGGTTGACAAGATAGGGGATGTCGAACATTCGCACGTTCCAACCAGTCACGACATCAGGTGATGTGTCACTGGCATTCCAGAACTGTAAGAACTTCAATAGTAGGTCAACTTCTCCACCGCATTCAATGTATACTATGTCGCTGGGGTCCATGTCAAGTTGAGTTTTAGTTGGGTCGTATTTTCCACCTGCCTTGAGAGCCCAGACATAGACTGTCGGGAGTCCAAAGTATTTGAGTGCGATAGACTGAACCTCTCGCTCCGCTTTCTCTGGTTCGGGGAACCCATCGTCACTCGCGACTTCGATATCGATGTTCGCAACCTTAACGAGAGTTGGGTCATATTTGATTTCGTGAGGGAAATGCTCTTGGATGTATTGCGCGGCATAGTTGCTGTTACCTTGCACCTGTATGTGTTCAACACCTTCATACTTCTTGAGGAACTGAGTTGCCTCTTTCATATCATCAAACTGCATTGGGTCAACAGGGCGACCTTCAAGGGTCTTCCATTGTGCGTTTGGATTCTTTGATGTTACATACAGTGTTGGTTTAAAAGGTTTGCGATATGTTACTCTTTCACCGTCTTCATAACCACGATAACATATGCTGTTTGATATTCTCGATACTTGTGTATAAAACTTCAATCAATAACTCCATAATAATTAATAAAATAATGTCGCAGACCCCGACCACTGTCTGTGAGATGCTACAACCATTTTGAGGTAGCTCCACCGTAAACTACATTACGCTGAATATAGTTGTTAAGCAATAACCAACCCAAGATACCATCATTAGGTTAGAAATTATTGTACGCACATAGAAACATTTTGTGCATGCTACATCTTCCATTTTTCTTCCTCTTTATAACAGTTAGTAAAACCCTCGCGGGACGCTTCTATTTAGCATAAAAGTGTTAATCAGTAACACTTTTATGCGCATAAAAGTGTTACTCTAATGTTACTATTATCCACATGTGGAGTAGAAAGTCAAGAAGTTTATACTATCTTTGCACCGATATTGTATTTTTGGCAGAGTTCCCATTCAGATTTTTCTTTGAATGATACAATCTTGATTTGCCGTAGAGGTGCTTTGTCTTGGCACTTGGAAGTATCGATTATGTTAATCAATCCCCAATCGCTCAACAAAGTGGCAATGGTATTGCGCCTCTCTAGGTCGTTTGCTTCAAGGTTAGACTTCTTACCATCAAGAAGAAATAACTCCTTAAATGATAGTATAAAGTAACGACCTTGCTTATGCAGGATATGACAAGACTGGAACAACTTCTGTTCCTTGCGTGATGCCACTCCTATTCGGGTGAGGGTTTCTCGGACTTTGAGAAAGTCATCAGGTTCATTCAATGTGATCTCTAGCATATCTGCTGGAGTCCATGATACCAAATTATCCATAATAGTATTTTCCAATTCAGGTGAAGTTATAATATAGTCATCTATACAAATACTATTTAGCATTTTTCTTACTTCCACCTTTGGACAAATACGACTTCATATTCTTGATATCGTCTTCTGTCAACAGGTCAATCACTGACTCTGCTTTCTGATTACTATAACCGTAGTACTCCTTCACTACTTCTATGTCACTTGGAACTATCTTCTTTGCCCACTTGCTGAACCGCTTGCGAGGTCGAATGCAACCACGCAAGAAATCAAACTGTAGACGGTTATCCAAGTGTGCATACTTGTTCATCTCATTGGCGAACAAGACTGTATCTTGATAGTACGATAGACCTCGGTTGATAATGAATGAATTATATCCTTTCTCTTCCTCTTCACCAATCATAATATCTACCTTGTTATGGGTGATACTTTTTACATATTCAAAGGGATTCATTAGTGTAACAACCTTGAAATTTTAGGACTGGACAGTGCCTTTTCTAAGTCAGGGTATATGGGATAAACTAGTTTAGTGCCATAAACTGTTTCAAGGATTTCCAGTTCATGTGAAGTAAACTTCATAAGTTCAAAGTCTACAACTTTCTGAATGTTATCGAACATATTCTTTAGTTTAGTTGCTATTACTACAGTCTGATCTTCGTCCCAAGGAAAATTTTCTGCGTCATATTCAAAATCACTCATCTATACTCTCTTCATCATCTACGGATTCTTTTTTGGAATCTTTAATCGCTTGTGCCTCAAGCAGTTCTCTTTTAACACGCTGCTCCTCGACATGCTTGAACACTTTCACAAGATATTCTACTACCTTTGGTTGGTGTTCTGGGTCAGGGCAGTTTGGGAACATCTTAGAGAAGTTCTCGATCACCTTATCTTCACTCATTACCAGCACCCATGTTGTCGAGGAAGTTACACTGCGACATTATCTCGGTGAAACATGCTACAACATTCAGTTCGGCATCTGCCATGAAACTACCTTTGTAACTGTAGTCTGCAAGGATGAGGACAACCTGCGGTATGCTGTTGGGGTCAACTGAACCGTTCATCTGGTCGTAGATGCTGCGGAAGATAACCGTAGATTCTACATCCATATTGTTGGCAACCCATACGCGCATCTTTTTGAAGTCTTTGCTCTTTAGGTATCCAAAGAGTTCGTCCGTGTTGCCACCGCTCACTTTGCCGATGACATCCAGAGACAGTGAACCGCCTTTAGAGTGTCGTTGCAATTCGTTCAAGACTCTGCGCCAATCAGGTGCGTGACGCATAATCAATTCTGCGAGTTGCTCCATTGGATAATCGCTGATGCCTTCGTTCTTCAGTATCTCAACAGTTCGCTCCATAAAGGACTGACACAATATTGCCATTTCCTTTTTGGTTGTGTTGAATTCAATGACACCACACCGTGAGTGCAGAGGTTCAATGATACGATTCTTAAAGTTACAAGTTAGGATGAAACGACAGTTTGCACTGAACTCTTCAATGAATCCGCGCAATGCGGGTTGGGTGGATTGTGCATTTAGATAGTCTGCCTCATCAAGTATGACAACTTTGTATCCACCAGATAGGGAGATGCTTGAGGCGAACTGTTTGATTTTACCACGCAGCGTGTCGATGTTGCCTGACTCGGATGCGTTGATGATGATGTAGTCAAGAGATAGTTCTTCGCAGATTGCTCTGGCGACTGTAGTCTTACCAGTGCCAGCAGTTCCACTAAACAACAGGTTAGGTACTTCTCCTGTGTCAACTATCTCCTGAAAGGTTCCCTTCAGTGAGGGAGGGAGGATGCATTCTTTAATGCTCTTTGGGCGATACCGTTCGCACCAGAGTGCATTGTTTGGGTCATATGTTATACTACTTGTCATAATAAAGATGTTCCTATTCAATAATATATGGTGGCTGGCAAGGTTGGATTCGAACCAACATATCACAAATTAACAGTTTGCTGAATTACCTATCTCCCACTCGCCAATTCAAAAATTTCTAGTAAGTATTAATACTTTCTAGATGTATAATACGAGCATTATGCTCTTCTCGCCATTTCTCTTCGGAAACACCATTTCGTGCCGCCTTAGAGTTTTCGAACTTATACTCCCTCGCTTGTGCAATTGCTTGCGTCCTACGTTGTGCTACTGTACGCAGACTATGTCGCATTTACTTCTCCTTTATTACTCTTCATTTTCGCTCTGAAACTCTTCACATAGTTGTGCAAGTTGCACACACTGATCTCGCAGTTGACCGATAGCAGAGAGTTCTTCACCCTTAACTGCACCACGCTGACACATTGCGTCAACTACTGAAATAGTTGTTCGGGCGACTCGGAAACTTGAATCGTACACTTCCTTTGCTTGTGCAAAAGGGATATTTTTTGTGGTACTTTTATCTTGTGGCATACTAGATTATACTCCGTAAGTAGATGATTTTTCAAGTGCGATGAAGTAAGATACATCACTGCCTTTGTTAGTAAACTTTGAGATGAGGCGACTTGATACTTCAACATCGTAGTCACCAGCAATCAATTTAAGATTGCTAATATTCATCACAAAGGTGAATTTATTTGAATCACATGTACCTGGAACCGTGATCTCAAATGCATTTGATGTTGAGTCCGTGTGGTCTACAACACAAATTTTAATACCGACTCCATCTGAGGTGATAGTCATCTTCTCATGACCGAGTGCGGATGCTGCTCGCCTGATGCGACCAAGTGTTACTTCATCAAGGGTAAACTTCACTTCTGCTTCGGGCATTGGGATGTCCTTCGCGGGTGAGGTCAGGATACCGATGTCGCTGTAAAAGTATTTAATCTTAGACCGACCAGTTGCGTCAGAGACAGTAACAAACTCATTATGAAATGTGAGTTCGGGTGAGTCTACCAGAGAGAGAACATTCAAAAATTCGTCAAGATTGTAAATGCCAACAGTCTTATCAAAAGACTGGTCAAGGACTGCAACAGACATGACATTCTTTGCTTCCGCAATAGTCTTGACAGTGTTGCCTTCATTGAGAATCACGTTTGGTTGAATGGTAGCAAAGTTCTTTAGAACTGCTAATGTGCTTTCAGTTAACTGCATAATATACTTCCTTTCTCGTTTAAATTAATATTCATACTTATCCATGCTATTGTTCCTATCATATATAGACCACCTGATCAGGTTCGATTTATTTGGTGGATGACAATGCAAACTTAATAATAGCACTCAACCACCAATAACGCCAACCTGAAAACTTGTATCCTTCATCTTCTAAATAACGCCTAGAAACCCAACGCTTATGCCCGTTGTCTATGTAGTATCCTTTGTATTTCAGGACTACATGGCCACCACCGCTAGGTGCTAGGCAATGCTGAATTTTAGCACTACCGAATATCAGTGCCAATGCCATTTTAAACTTGCTGCCAGTCTCTATATGTAGAGCCGTTAAAGCATAGTCTTCGCAATCACCTTGCATATTATCTTCTGATAATATTCTCCACTTGTTCTGTGGGTCTTTTTGATATACAAAGTTTTCTGCTAGATATTCTTGATCCATAGTTTTCTCATTAATTAATCAACCTGAACATACTATTATAAGCATTCAGGATGAGATTGCAAGTTTTTTCTTTATTCATTAACAATAGTTCTTCTTAACATATTGGGGTAGGTCTCGCGCATGATTAAGCAAATCCAAAACCATTTCGGGAGTCATATCTTTCTGCACGACATCATGTAGATATCTTACAAACTTCTTATCTCCGCCTATCAAGGCAGTCTCAGCATTTTTACTATCTGGGACTCTTTTGTTCACCCCATAACTCAAAGGCATACTGTAATTGTCACAATAATTTCCAGGACCGAATTGAACGGACACTGTGTATCCGTTCTCAAAGGTCATCTGGAATCCTCTATTCCCTGATATGCTAAACATCTTAAATTCCTGCCTGTTCTATTTTGCATCAACTCGTTCGTCTTCATCTGTCTGACCGACAGTCTCGTCCAGTTTGGTGTAGAGGTCGATGAAGGCAACCTTGGTCTCTTCGTCAAATCGGTTTGTACATTTTGTGACTGCATCCATGCGGTCACCAAAGATGGCAAAGCATTTAACAATGTGGACAAGTCTGCGAGTCGAGATAATTTCGTCAACTCCACCATCCGCAAATGTTTTACGAATGATGTCGCCCCAGTCTACAAGTTTCTTGATAAATTCAGGATCATCGACACCGACATCCACCGCCAACTTTTGGAGGATTTTGGTCTCAATGGCAGGTGATGGGTATTCCTGCTCGCAAGTGATAGGGTAGCGTTCGAGGAATGCTTCGTTCAGCACGTTAGTGCCGATGAATCGTCCATCGTCAGAACCTTTGCCTTTAGTGTTAGCAGTTGCGACAATAGTGAAACCTTCTTTCGGTTGAATAAATTCACCAGTTTTCTTGATGAAGTATCCATTACCTTCAAGGATAGACTGGAGACACATGACCTTTGCGGCATTCGCAAGGTCAATTTCGTCCAAAAGTGCAACTGCACCACGTTCCATTGCAGTGATAATTGGACCTTTAAAGAATTTGGTCTCGCCATTGACAAGTCGGAATCCACCGATAAGGTCGTCTTCATCAGTTTCGACTGTAAAGTTGACTCGGATGACTTCGCGTTTTAGTGCGGCACATGCCTGTTCAACCATAAAGGTTTTTCCATTACCAGAAAGACCAGTCACAAAGATGGGATAAAACATTTTAGATTTGATGACCTGCTTGACAGTGACAAAGTTGCCAAAGGGAACAAAGAGTTCATCTTTTTCTGGGACAAGGTTTTCTGTGAATCCATTGGTTCGCATTGAAAGACTATCCGCAACAATAGGTTGAGAAGTTATGATTTGCTCAGTCTGAGTCGGAACCTTTACCTTCACAGATTTTTGTGTCTTGACTTTCTTGGATTTTTTTGACCCAGAAGAAGCAATGGTAGAAAAATCTGCGATAGGTGGAAAGTTGTATTCTCCGTGACCGATTTTATTATCCGGATGGATAACCTTGAAAACTGTCGTGATGTTGTATTCATTCGCGACTTCCATAACTTGCTTACGCGATATCGCGCAGGGAGTGTCTCCGTACTTTTCGCGCAAGAGTGCAACTAACTTTTCTGACTTATTCATAATATAATTTCCTGATTCAAATGGTGTTTATGCTTGTGTATTTTCGATTCGCATTTCTTCGAGAATCTGTTCTTGAAGACTTTTGAAGTCGGTCGCGACATAGTTAAATGCTTCTTGCAATTCTGACTTTTCGCTTTTGAGGTTAGCGACTTGATCCATCAATCGCGCAATCTGTTTATCTTTGAGTGCAATACGCTCTTCATTAAGTTTTGCAGTTTCGCGTGTAATTTTTGCTATCAATTCGTGGTTTTTCATAATCAAGTTTCTCTCTGTTTCTCTATTCAATGTAACCATTATACTCTTTTGGGGGTCAAATGCAACCCCTAAAAGGTCAATGAAATCAATAACTTAGACGACAACCTTGAACCAAGGTTGGTTGCGATTGCGAGCAGTATTGACTTCCACGAATCCTAATTCCGCGAAATCATACAATTCGTCTTTAATCATCCGCAGGTTTTCGCTGGTAGTATCAATGTTTGCTAACACTGCGATTGCATGTGCATTCAATGACGCATTAGACTCGCCTAGTGCCTTCAAGATTCCGTATGCTGTTACTTCGTTTTTCATCTTTTTTCCTTCATTTCTCTAGTTGATGTAACCATTATACTCTTTTGGGGGTCAAATGGAACCCCTAAAAGGTCAATGAAATCAATGACTTAGAGGGAATAAAAACTTCAATAGAATCAGTGACTTAGGAGTGGTATGACTATGCATACCACGCCACCGCTCACTATGCTATTCTCTTTGCTAACTCAGTCAGCATTTTGCGAGAATTTTTGGATGAGTTTTGCGACCTAGAAAATGCAGTTCGCAGTTTCGCTTTGCTCAATGACCCTGCTTCAACCGTTTCCATTTTGTTAGATACAACACTCATCGATTTTGAACCGATGACGAAAACCTCATCGTAGCAGACTGCATCCGTAACGTGACACCATCCTTGCTTTTTGACGCTGTCCCAGTCACCAGAAGGTTCGACATAGTTCCTACCAAATCCGCGCAAGGTGTTTCCTACATATTCAATGTCCCACTTTCGCTGCTTCTCAATCCTGTATCCTATCAGGTTTCCACCAACATAGTCGCGATACATGTTGAATATGATTTCGGTTTCGGTAGGCATTTGACCTGATAGACGTTTAGTCAACTGGTAAGTTTTTTTGTTGTGCGGATTTTTAACCGTGATGAAAGGGGTTTTTTTACGGTCATACATATTTTGACCCAAGGCGAATAATCTCCTGCGAGAGCCGCCAACGTGAGTTTTTACACCGACATGTGATGAATCGCCATCCGATAATATGAATGTGTTCAGGACTTCAATGTTGTATTTTTTGCGGAATGCTATACCAAGAGGCATTGCGACCAGCATCATAATATTCAATGGTGTGCCGCCCAAGCAAAATAGTCGTGGCATTTGGCATTGGTAACGATATTTGTATGCACATAAATCAGAGTCGAATTTCAAGACTCTTGCCTTTGTTCCCTTTGACGCATATCGAAAGTATGTCGCGAGCAAAGACTTTATCATCATGGACATATCAGCAGCATTCATATGGTTGCTGAATAGTTCTATGAATCTTCCGTGACTTTTCATGTTGCAAGTTATCAAGTTGACATCTTCTTCGTCAGTGTATTCTGCTTGGTCTTCGAATTCTTGCCTGATTGCATCCGTGAATCCGTAGACTCTGTAAGGGACACCAATCTGTTTGCAGAACTGTGCGAGTAGGATGGTTTGCTCTACAGTCTCGTAGATGTAGTCGCACATTGATCCTGACATATCCAGATACATAATGAATCCGTGATTCTTGCCGTCTTCGACAACCGATACCTTGCGGAAGATATCGTCAGTCAGTTTGTAGTTGTTCATCTTCAAGGTATCAATGACACCAGTTTTTGAGATGCTAGTGCGAGCATATGCGCTTGCAGACTTTCGCATCTCAAATTCTTTGACCATGTGATTAACAGTTTTTTTGTTCTGTGATTGATATTCTTTGTAAAGTCTTCCACCCCAAGATTCAAGGTTTTCAACATTTCCGCTTTCGTGATTATTTCCACCATACACGCGTTCTCCTCCGCGCAGTTCTTTAAGAACATCTTTGTATCCTATGACACGTTCTTTCCAGTTAGGCATTGCGTCAACTGTAAGATTGTAAATTTCGCAGTCATCGTTGACAGTCATTTGATTTTCGATATTTTCGCGTAAAACTTCGTCAGTTTTAGACTCGATATTTTTATTGGTATCGTCAGATGCAGAAGTTGTGCCTCCTTCCTGACCACTATCGCCTGTAGAGTCATCCTCGGTTTCTGATTCCTCTTCACCTTCGCCCGATTCTTCAGATTCGCCCCCGCTCACTTTCTCGTCTCCTGCGGATTCTGGTGAACCGTCTTGCGACTCGCCATCGTTGTCGCCTGAAGATGCCTCATACTCTTCAGTGTCGCCATCAGTGTCTTGTTCTGCTTGGTCTTCGTCAGATTCTTGCTGTTCTTCTTTTCGTTCCTCTTCTTTTTCAAGGCAGTAGTCGAATATTATTTCTGCCGCTTTTTCTGCGTCATCCCAAGATTCTAATGCATCAAGCATCGGCAGGAATGTCTTCTCTTCCTCAGAGAAGATAACGCCAACAGATACACCACATTTGTAATAGGTATTGATTCGGTCAATGAATCCCATTTTATTGATTGCCTTGATGTCTCCACCAAAGAACCCAGCCGCTAGCATTACACGATATGATTTGATAAAAGACCTTTTGAGACCTGGATACTTACGTTGTACCAGTTTCTCAATTCGTGCATCCTCGACAACATTCAGGTATGATTTGAATGCTGATCCGCGAGATGCATTGCAAACAGCATCGTGCCATCCGTCTTCTGGGGTAAATAGTGCGTGACCGACTTCGTGACCAACCAAATGGTCTTCAGTGTCCGGTGAAATGTCTTTCCAAATAGGGAGAGTCAATACGCGACTCTGGACATTAAAGGATGCCGTAGAGACATTGCCTTGAACTACTGTGATATTTTCAGTTGCGAGTAGTCGCGCTATCTGTGATTTTTGTACCGATTCCATAATATATTTCTCTTCACTTCTCTATTCAATACAACCATTATACCAGTCTGGGGGTCAAATGCAACCCCTAAAACTTCAATGAAATCAATGACTTAGGTTCTCATTGTCCTGATAGATGAGATTTCGCACCTTATCTTGCAGTATTTTCACCATAATCTTCTGTGCTTCCACGCAAGGGTAGATTTCTGCGGGAGTGCAAGTATCCAGTTCTTTGATGGTATCCGAAAACACATCTTCTATCGCATTCTTCAATTCTGTAGACATAATATTTCCTTTCTCTATTTAATGTAACCATTATACTCTTTTGGAGTCCAAATGCAACCCCTGAAACTTCAATGAAATCAATGACTTACGAGGGGGATAAATGTTGTCCGGAATATGTATTCACATTTCGGACATATTCGTGAGCATAGCATACTCTGCCTTGGTGTCGCATCATAAGTTCTTTGCTGTACTTGGTTTGATTTTCTTGCAGACTTTCGTAGTCGTCACGTTTTTGTTTGTTATGCGTAGTGGGTCTCCACTTTGTAGATGCTTCGCGATACTCTCCAAGTCTGGGGTGCGCGGTTTTACTAAAATATCGTTTACCCTCTGAAGTGTAAATTTCACCCATAGCATCAGACAGTCTCACCCCTATGCCCAACCCCTGAAAGTCGGGTAGGATGACAGTGCGGTGTCCTCGGTATCCGTTCTTCACACTGCCTGATGGAAAAGAAATTACAGCAGAAAATCCGACAGGTTGCCCTCGCCACATTGCGAGCCAGCATCTTGCACTTTTATTGATGTCTCCTGAGAGATAGTGATGGTCGCGGAACATTGACCATGCGCTGACGGAGCAAGGAACGATTTCCACCTCAATGTCTGGTCGCCTAAGTAACCTCCGATTTTCAACGGACTGGGATACTGTATCGTACACCCAATCAGGTTCTAACCACTCAAGAATATCATAGTGACATGTTGCGAATACTAAATTCTTGATACCCTTCTTACTCACATACTTCTTGATAGCAACTGAACAAGACCTTGCTACGTTTCTATCCACTACTGAAGTGAACTCATCTATGACTGCGCCATCTTGTATCCTACGCGCAAGGTCAGCACGAAACTGTTCACCGTTAGAAAGCACATGGTATGGTCGCATCCATGAAGGGATACTATTGAACCCCACTGATGACAACCTCTCTTCTGCATCGGTAGCATTCTCAAAGTGAGAACAGATTGCTTTATCGCCATCCCATTCGATTGCTTGTTCTTTCCCGAACTGGTCAAGCAAGGTAGACTTACCTGATCCAGACGGACCGACTATGACTCCTATGCCCCACTCTTTACCCATCGTCATCTCTCGGTCAATAGGGCTGATCTCTGGTGGATCAAATGTAGTCGTGCCGTCAAACTCATAGTCAAACATTCGAGAGATTTCTGTGGTGATCTCGTCTGGGGTTACTCTGCTTGTCTTCATATTACTTTTCACTTTTAGGTTGATCACTTTTCACTTTTAGGTTGGTCACTTTATCTTTTTTAGACCCGAAACATTTTTCCCATCTTTCTGCTTCTTCTTTCGCAGATATAGTGGTAGGTCTTCTTTTGCTTCCCTTACTCATCATCCCCTCTCTGTTATTGAGATTATCCCATCGAACAATCCGTACATAGTATTTTTTGTGGTGATGGATACTCCATTAAAGTTGATAACCTTCTCGCCAGCAAGTGCCATTTCTTTTACGAGTGTTGTGAGGTCATTATACTGCTTCCTCTTTGGTTGATATACCTTTATTGTAGGTTGTATAACCTTCATTATAGGTTGTTTAACCTTTTTCTTGCTCATTGCCAGTGTCTCACTATATTTAATATAATAAAAATACAAGTTGTAAAGTTGACTAGAACAATGGCGGTTCGTATGGAAGCAACTATGTCTGCATCACGGTCAGTTGCAGTTGCCTTTTCACCCAGTGCCTTTGCCCATAGTTTCCAAGCGTATTTCATACTTTCCACGCCATTGGTGGAAGAGAAACTAGTCTTCGATACACGGGAAATCCATCAATCGCGATAGACCTTGGGCATACCTTTGACCACTCGTCTGCGCGTTGCCAATCCATACCAGTTGTGTAGTGGAGAGTCGCCCATGCGCTATCGCCAACACGTTCTTGCATTAAATAAATCACTTCGTTCATGGTGCTTCCTTCCCCTTTATTTTACTAAAGTTTTTGTCTTTGTAGAACTCTATCTTAGAGTCAAACTTGCCATCTAACTCTTCACGCTTGTGAGAGATAATGAAGACGCTTGTATCATCACCCAGTGTATGAATAATTTTTAATAGGTTCTCAATTCCTGCCTCATCAAGAGATGAATCAAATGTCTCGTCCAACACCAAAAGGTTAGTTGAAATACTATTCTTCATCTTTGCAATTTGTCGCCAAGTAAACAATAGTGCAAGGTCAATACGTTGCTTTTCGCCTTCACTAAAAGAGTCGTAAGTAAACGAATCCCTATGTCGTGAACGGATAGTTTCATTGAAGGAACCATCAAAGTCAAAGTGAACATAAAAGTCCAGTATGGTTAGATACTGGTTGACCAGTTTATTTATGACAGGGAGATACTGTTTAATGATCTTTGTCTTGATACCTGTATCCTTGAGCATCTCACTAATGACCAAATTGTACGAGTGCTGGTCATTCAGTTTGTTACGAGTTTCTATAAGTGCGTGATACTCTTTCATCAAGGCATCGTAGTCATCGTTTGCTTTCGCAAGATCAGAATGCTTGTCAGACAGTTTATCAGTATCCCCATTCATCTTATCAATGTTTTTATTGAGAGTAGTTATGGTCTGTAAGTTTATCTGTACGTTCTGCAACATAGTTGCAATGTCAGACATCTTCTCTTGGAGACTTGTGATGCCATTAGAAGTATCATCGTACTCCTTTATTACCATATCAGAACCAGTCCGTAGTTCACTTGCCTTGCCTTGTGCTTCGGTGAGTTTGGTAGTCTTTACTTCCTCGTCAATGTCTTGGTGACAGGTCGGGCAGTTTTCATTATTCTCATAGAACTTTGCTTCCTTTACCAGAGCAGAGATTTTAGTCTTGAACTCTGATTTGTATGAATGCAACTGTTGCAACTTCTCAGTCTGTGCGTTTAGTTGTGGTCGGAACTCTTCTTCAAGGTTTGCTGCTTGTTGCTGATAGGAACTGTTACGGACGACAAGTTCTTCTATCTCTTTCTTTGCTTCTGCAATAAAGGTGTCCTTCTCTTGCTTTGCATCACTATTTATCTTAGATACATCACGGAGATACTTTTTCTGTGCCTCAGTTTTAGTCTCATTAATTTCTATTGCGTGATATGATTGGTTGACCTTTTCTCTCAAGATACCAGTCTGCTCCTTGAGCAGTGAGTTCATCTTAGAAAATACATTAATGTCAAGCAAGTCTTCAATCACATCCCTGCGTTGGGGTGTACCCAGTTGCATGAATGGAGTGAATGAGGATGACCCCAATACTACAACCTGATGGAAAGTCTTGTGACTCAACTTCAGGATGTTCTGTTCAAGTATCTTTTGATATTCTTTGCTATGCGAGTTTTGGTTCAACACCACATCGTCTTTAAAGATTTCAAAGAGTGCTGGTTTCAGTCCTCGCCTTACCTTGTAAGTTGATGCTCCAACAACAAAAACAATTTCAACCTCGGTGCTTTTATTGTTGATGCTATTGACAAGTTGTGGTTTGTTGATGTTACGATGCGACCTACCAAACAACCCAAAAGAGATAGCGTCCAACATAGTAGACTTACCCGCACCATTGTCTCCAACGATGAGAGTGTGTCTATCCTTGTTGAGATTAATGCTTGTCCAATTGTCACCTGTACTAAGAAAGTTTCGATATCTTACACTTTGAAACTTAATCATTACGCGACCTCCATGCTCTGTGCTTCTTTCATTAGTTCTGATAGTTCCATTTTAATACGGTCTTTATCTAGTATAGTCTCAACATTATCAACATACTGATTTAACAGTTCGCTGGTGTCTTCAACCTCAAGTCCTTCATCATTTACATTATCGCTGCTGAACTCAGAAAAGTCCTCTTGGATTTTTAACTCATGTATTTTTCTTTGTTGTATCCTATCAAGGAATCGGTCAAAGGTGAAAGCATCCTTCTTGTTGATTACGACAACTTTTACGAATTTGTTATCCAAATATTCCACAGAGAAATTATTATAATCATGCTTGGTATCATCATACCGTATGCGCTCAAACAACGTGATGGGATTACGAACTGGCAATAGTTCCCTAGTCTTCGTGTCAATGATGTGAAAGAATTTATCATCGTGTGCGTCATTCCAAAAGAACTCCATTTGCGAACCAAGATAGTGTATGTTTCCTTGGTTTGATTTAGCGTGATAATGACCTGACATAACTAACTCAAATCGCTTGAGGTTATCTGAAGTCATTCCGTGTGTGCATGGGACACCGCGCATCATATCAAAACCGATAAGTTCAAAGTGTCCACCAATAACATCAGCAGAGCAACTATTGAGAAATCTTTGAATCTTCTCTTCATTGTCCTGACATATCCAAGGGACGAGACCTATCTTCATACCGTGGTAGTCTAACACCGTTGGTTCTTCTATGATGTTTACTTCGTTCATGTAGTGACCGAGCAACTCTTTGAGGGAGTTCAGGTCATTGGTGTTCTTGTAATAGGTATCGTGATTCCCAGGGATGATATCCATAGTGATACCATACTCTCGCAGTTTTTCAAGGAAGTGTTTGCGGTTAGCATTCAGTGCCTTGAAGTTGATAAACCTTCGGTTCTCATAGTAATCACCCAAATGAATAATATGGTTAATATCATTCTCAATGAGGTAAGGGAAAAATACATCAGTGTAAAACTTTTCCTGATATTTAATGAAAATTTCACTGCTGCCTCTAATGCCGCAGTGAGTATCGTTTAAAAGGGCGATCTTCAATTGTTATTCCTCAATGAAATCTGTAAGGTCAGAGTCTGTAGACTTCTTTTTGTTTGACAGTCTTTTCTTCTTATAATACTCAAACTTCTGGTCTTTTTCTTTCACTTCGTCAATCCTTTGTCGTAAATTATCAACAAAAGACTGCACTGCTTTTGAAACTTCAGGGTCTTCATCAGGGTCTACCATAAATTCGTCAAGACCAGACTCGGCAATATATTTAAGTTTGACATCTTGCTGTTTTTTTTCTTTAGCAATCCTCCGTAGGAATGCATACCATGCTATCTGCGTGAAGTATCCGAATGCGTTGGGTTTGCCTTTACGCGTTGCTGCTTCCACATTATAGTTACCTATAGCACGAAGGCAGTTTTCTACAGCATCCATAACCATTTCATCGCGATAGGTATACCGAACAAAATTCGATTTATGTGACAGTCCTTCACATATCTTCAATAGACAGTTTGCGATATAGTCTCCCACAACAGGAATTGGTTTTCCCTCTGATATTGCTTTTTGTGATGATTTTGCAAACTCTACAACCGCGTCACTGAAATCAGAGTTGTTGACATAGTGGGGTTTCTCGCGAGGTTTTAACTTCTTAGGTGCAGCAATTTTTTCGGTCATACTTAAAATTCCTTATTACTCTATTTGAATACTCTATTATAAGCATTCAGACTAGGATGTCAAGGTAATTTTAATCTTCAGTGAGCAGTTGGATATTATTTTTGGGGGTAAATGGAATAACATTAAGACTATCTGTACGAAGTTCAGTTTCCGTGTTATCTTCAGGTTGTACTGTATCTGCCATATATTTAATAATTTCATTTAAAGAAGTACCATACTGATCGATCACGATTGGTGCAGGAATAGTAACGGAAAGTATACTAATTGGATTAATAACACTCACCTTGTGTATATCATCGATGTATGATACCCAAGGTTTTAGGACATAATATGACTTATTCTCTTCCACATTAAAGTCGGCATCATGGGTGCGCCTGTCAATTTCTAGTATGCAGTTCGCTTCTATTAATTCATCATCTTGCCAAACTATTATATTAGCAAGTACTTCAGTGCCGTTTGAAAATCTAATCTGTTGTATGTTAAATTCTTGTTTCATAGTAACACCTTGTGTATGTCAAAGTCAAATTGCTCTCTCTTATAAATCTTTATTCGTTCTGCTGAGTGATTTAGAGTATAGTTTTTCTTTGATTCCCATTGAAGGTCATCTGCAATGTCAATTAACTTAGTTTCTACACCATTATCAGACTTACGCAAACCGCGACCAATTGATTGTAGAACTCTCACCTGAGACTTAGATGGTGAGGCAAAAATAATATTATGTAGGTTCTTTATATTTATACCTGTAGAGAATGTCCCCATAGAAGCAACGATGATTGCACCATCGCTTCCGTCCACGATACCTCGTATCGCCTCACGGTCAGATACATCCGTTCCGCCATGCACATAGTACGAGTTTTCGTTTAGTTTCTTGATAGACTTGTATAGTCCCTCACCGTGTTTTTCTACAAACTGGAACAATACCAGTGTGTTGCCCTTTTGCGTCACTGCAAGATTTCGTATTAGTTTGTTGCGACCCTCATGTGTAACAAGGTAGTCTACTTCCTCTTGATAGTTTAGTTTACTGACAATTTTTCTACTGAGTTCAGGATACTCTACCACAAGAATATCAATCTTCAGTTTAGCAAGCGTACCACTGTCCTGAAGGTCGCGTGTGAAGGTTACTTGTTTAGTCGGTCCAAAGAGACCTTCCAACACCAACTTGTTCACCTGAGTCCCGTCAAGAGTCCCTGTAGTGCCAAAACGATAGGATGCGTTGGTGCATTTGTCCATTAGAGTGGTGAGAGACTTTGCTTTGAATAGATGACACTCATCTCCAAAGACACAACCGAACTGCTCAAACCAAGGTTGTCCTAGTTTGTAAACAGACTGCCATGTGGTTATGATGACACGCTTATTAGTTATCTTATCCTTACCAGAATAGATGCGGTGAACTTCTCTCTCTGAGTCGTATCCATAGTCACCAAAGTCTTTATACATCTGTTCAACGAGAGATGTCGTTGGCACAACAATCAACACCTTGCTTTCATAGTCCTCAAGGAACCATCGCATAAGGTTGTAGATAATAAACGACTTGCCCGAACCAGTCGGGGATAAAAGCACCGTTCGCTTTCGCTCAATCGCGTGAACAATCGCGTCATATTGGTATGGACGAGGTTCAAATGTAGATTTGGCAAATGTAGATTTGTATGACGCAAGTTGTTTCACCATAACTTGATGGTCAACTGTATTCTTTGCGTTTGGTAGTCCATAGGCAGACTTCTTGAGTGCCATATGATAGTGACGGTCTGAACAGAATCTACAGAGTTTTGCGTAGAGTCCTACATGCAGTTCACAGGTCAGCGTATTAAATAAACGTATCTTTCCATCCCACTGACCACGCTTAACGATAGGCATAAACTTTGCACCTGGAACGTCAAAGCAGAAATAGTCAGATAGTTCTTGGCGAACACTAGGTTCACAAAGGACTGCCATGTGAGAATGGTTTTGCATATGAATAGTTATTATATTGCTACTCATTTAGATTCTACTCGCTCCAGTGTCGCCAATCTTTTTCGTCAAGTGCATACTCTGTCTTGGTTACGTTATTCCAAGTACCATCGTATCCCATCTTGAACATACCATTATACTTATAAGGCTGCGTATCGACCGTCCATTCGTGAGGTTCAATAACACTCATGAATGTTGTGCTGTCTTCTCTTTGATATTGAAAGTATATCTTATTGGGTTTCATACTAAACTCCTGCCTCAAACTTCCTTGCTTCAATCATATTCTTGATAGTTGTATGTCTCCAACGGAGAGTATCAACCATTTCCTTCAAGGTCTCTATACAAGTCTTGTAATAATAGACTCTTGATTCGCTTTCAATAATTTCGGGGTCAGACTCAACGTAATATTTGAGATCGCCCTTCATAACTTTTAGACCATCAAAAGGATCATCTGCCCAATTATTATATCGTATTTCTTCCTGAGACATTTTTCCATTAAACCACAACCACTTCTTTTTCAGTAGTATGTTCTGTTTATCTTCAGTTCGTTTGAGTAGAAACTTTGCTTGTGTAAGATATCCCAAATACTTAGCGTGTAGTTTGGGAGTGTTGCGGGATGCTTCATCTAGTTTATGCTCAATTTCACAGTCTTGAGACCATTGCTCAAGTATATCATCTAAATCCATATAATCTCTTTAAATTATTTCAAAATAAGAAAATCTAAATTCCGCATTAAAGGTGAGAAACTCTACACCTGAGTTAGTTGCTTCCATAGAAACATCCCCTATACTAACTGGGACACAATCTCGATATTTAAATTCTACATTCTTGTTGTTAGAGTTTGTGAGTGCAGTGACAACGATATCGGAATAAGTTGCTGTTGGCGAACTATTCAGACTATAAGCATCACGCGCATTCACTTGCTCTGTGTTAACAAGTCTCAACATCCATTCGTACATTTCAATATATGACTTGAAGTCTTCGTCAAGAAGCACATCCATAGTTAGGGAACCATATGTCATGGTATTTCCTGGCATTGGCACACCACCAATACGAGAGAAGGGAACTTCTGCTGGACTATTGCTTGCTCCTGGGTGATTTACTCGCTGCACAAAAAAACGCAGATTTGAGTAGTTCTGTCGGTCTATTACAACTCTAAACGATGTGGGTTGAAATAGATTAATATTTTCTGATAAATTATTCAAGGGTTTTCCTATTCATTACACACTATTATAAGCATTCAGAATGAGAATGCAAGTACTTTATTAACAGTCCCACGCCTTTCGAGACCAGTAATTTGCTTTAGTCTTATCTTTACCTCCACCCTTGATGCCAGCAGAACGCGCACAATAGGATGCCTTGTTTCCTTTCTGGTCTTTCTTAATGGACATATTGGGGTCACCAAAATTTACCTTTTTGACCTTACCACCATCCTTTACAAACACCTTAGATTTTTTAACATCGCCAGCAGATGGAGTGTTGAGGGAGACAGTCTTACCTTGATAGGTTGCTTCTCTGATGTCTTTAAATGATTTCATTGATAATCTCTGTTGTTTATCTTTATTTATATTACTCATTTATTTAGGGCATAAAAAAAGGTAACCTTTGCGGGTTACCCAATAAAAGTGGTGGCTTTAGATGCCACTCTTTTTATAGTAAGTGACTCTTAGAATATCCAAGAGTCCTTTTCTATTTTTACCAATCTTATGTGAGGATATTGTCCACACGGAAGATACGGTAGTACTGGTTAGTCTTAACAGCAGCAAGACCATCTCTTTCAACAGCGTTACCAACATAAGGGTTGGAAACCATTCCGTAACGAGTCTTAAACCCGATGCGTGGCTGGAAGTCATTCTCGCCAACCGCACGAACCATCTGAAGAGGAACGTAAGGGCAGTAGAAAACACCAGCGTCATAAGGGTTAGTACCTTTAAAACCAACAGTTACATAGTCAGCAACGGCATAGGGGTCTATGTAGACCTTGATGCGACCATTCAAGACACCAGCAAAGGTGTTGCCTGTATCATCTACTTGCAAAGAAGTAGAAAGAGCAGGAGCGTAGTCCAGCATGCCAGAAGCAACGAGAGCAGTAGCAACGTCAGAAGAACAGATAACGATGTTACCCTTACCACGACGAGTTTCTTTTGCAATTACGTTACATTCACGGTCAAGTTGTACTAACAGACCTTTGAACTTCTCAACAGACCAACGACCATCAGCATCAGTACGCAGATCGAATACACCGTTAACTGCGGTGTTATTCTGTAAGCAACCGATTTTTGCTTGACTGTTGATAGTACGGATAACTTCACGGTTAATTTCCGCGAGGATTTCAGTGCTAAGAATGTTAGCAAGTTCAGCTTCAGCGTCAAGACCGTGGATTGCTTTCAAGTCTTGTGCCAATTCAATGGTGTACTCTGCTTTCAGAGCGCGAGACTTAGCAGTTACAGTTGACTTATCGATGGTGAAACCCATCTCAGCGAAATCGCTGTAGCCAGTGCCAGTGCCGAGTTGCTCTGCGTCAGTTACTGACATACCAGTACCAACTTTAGGGTTGGTTGCTGCACCTGGAGTTAATGGGTTAGCATCTGTGCTATCCAAACCAGATGGACCTTGAACACCAGTGCTTTGATCAACTGAACTGTCGCCAGAGAAAGGTGTGATTGCTTCTTGAAACAATGCCTCATCATCAACAGTCGCGCCACCACGGGTGGTTTTATACTTAGACTTCATAGAGAAGATAAGACCAGTAGGACCAGACATAGGTTGAACACCACATACGTCATATGCCATCAGGTTAGGCATTGCCCTGCGAACCAATGAAATCAGGACGGGGTCCCAGTTGGCAGCAGAATTAGTGTTGTTAGCTGCAGCAGCTTCTGTTAAGAAAGACTGTTGCGAACCTTCGGCAATCATTGCTTTCTCTTGGTTTTCAAGGATAGCAGCAGTTACGTTACGCTTGTGACGGTCTTCGATTTTGCCTGAACTTTCTTCGTTCAGAACGGGAGCCCATTTTTCAACTAGGCTTTGATAATTAATATCCATTTTAATACTCCTAAATTTTAAATTATGTTACATTTGTTTTGCGGATTGCGGAAAGATAGCGTTCCATTGAAGGTGTTGCTTCTTCGCGGAGGACTTCTTCCTCACTGTGCGATTCTTCAAGACTTTCGGTGGATGTAACACTATTACTTTTTGCAGATGCAGAGAAGTAAGATTCTTTAACTGTGGCAACCTTTTGAGCGAATGTATTTTCGTCATCAAACTGGAGGTCTTCAACTAATGTTTCAAACTTTTCTACTTGTGTGTCAGCAAGACCGTGTGACGCTTCGCTAATGATAGCATAACGCTTCAGCAGTTCTACTTCCTCACCAAGTTCGATAGCCTTTGCAGTAGTATCATAGAGGGACTCTTCGAGTTCTTCTACTTGTACTGCGAGGTCATCGACCAAGTCAACCTTTGTGTCAGGTACATCAATGTAAGACTCTTCGAATAATCCTTTCAGATTCTCCATGAAGTTTTCAGCAATTTCAGTACGCAGACCGTTTTGGATGGCAACACGGTTCTCTTCCATCCAGTTCTCAACTACATAGTTAAGGTAAGAATCGACTTTTTCTACAAGTTCATCACGCTGGGCAACTACTTCCTCAGCTAGACGCTCTTCATAAGAAGATTCAATGCGCTCGACTTCTTCAGCGAGCTTAGTTTTTAGTGCAGATTCGAAAATAACAGCAGTCTTTTGCTTGAACTCATCGCTGAGTGTTGCTTCAGACTCTACCAGTGCATTGAGGTCTTCAGAGAAGTCTGCTTCTGTTGCCATTACTGGAACATAACGCCTTTCTGAAACTTCTTCACCTTCGCCAAAAAAGGCATCATAGGCATCAGCAAGTTCTTCTTTGCTCATGTCACTGAGGTGATGGTACATGTCACTGACCATTCCAGCTTTGCTTTTCAGGTTAGATTTTTCGCTATTCTTCTTGTCTCCCTTACGAGCAGGTGCTTGACCCTTTACGCCTTTAGTAGCAGCAGTATCGACAGCGTCAACGCTTTGCTTTTCGGCATTAGGACCATCGAAAGCTTCTTCGACTTCCAGCTCATCTCGGAGTTCTGTAACTTTGTTATCCATAATGGACTCCTTGTTTATAAGTTTTTCTTAAATGATGAGAGGAAATTCTTAAACTCTCGCGCCTGTTCTGGATAAGAACCTACACGGGGAGTATAGTTATTTTCAGTCTCTTGCTCTTCACATATTTCCTGTGGGATAAGAACTCCATTACTCCAGTTCCATTCTACACCTTCCATAATTCCATTAACGAAAGCATTTGGTGCAGATGGGTCTTGTACGATGTCAATCGTACTAAGAGTAAAGTCGTCTTTCACATACATGGCCCCGCCACGCTCCACAAGACTACCCATTCCTCTAGTTGAGACACCAAGGTTGACACCGCCTTCAAGCAAACCTTTTACAATTTGACCCATCGGAGTATCTAATATTGATGCCTTACCTACCACATCATTGCCTTCCCAATGAAGGTCAGTGATTAGGTGGGATACTTTGTCGAGGTTGACGGTCGGACCTTCGGGATGGTTCAACTCGCCAACAGCTCGATTTTTCGACACTTGCGTATCGACATATTTAGCAACCGCATTTTCCATTATTGCTTTTGGATAAATGCGACCATTTCTATTCTTTTGTTCTGCTTGCGCGAATACGCCTTCAATTTGAAACTTTTTAGTCCCATCTTCTTTCTTCTCAATAAGACATGAGATATTATGTTCGTTGTATTCAGCAATTAGTTTCATGGCAGTTCCTTTAGTGCAGCAGTGATTGCTTTTTTTGCATCACCCTCACTACGGAAAGTGTCTAGTTTATCACCATCAATATAGGCGACAAACCCCTTTGAGTCTTTTACAATCTCAACAGGATATTTACCCATCTTTTTCTTAAAAACGGGAGGACTTTTCGCCTCTCGTATTTCTTTAAATGATTTCATTAAAGATGTTCCCTTAGTAAGTCTATAGTTTATTTATAAGTTTTATTTATTTGAAATAGACTATTGTTCCAAAGAATCTTCAATCTCAGCAGTAATATCCTCCCATTCAGAATCTTCCGAACTAATATCTTCGTCTTCTTCTGGAATCACATCTTCTTCTGCGTCATCATATCCTTCGGGTGATTCTTCGTCAGCACCGTTGTATACTATGTTAGCGATACGAATCTTTTCTGCTTCAAGAGAATCAAACACCTTATCATTAATAAGATTTTCAAAGTGTCCTTTCGCTTGAGAGAGGTTCTTTTGACGAATACTATCAAGCATTGTCTCTACGTCACTACCGTGATCTTGCTCTTCGCCTTCATCGTTTTCATATTCGTTATCTTCAATCATTCTTATTTCTCCTATAGTCATAATGATTTAATTTTTTCTTGCTTCTGGTGCTTTTTCTGAACGTCTAACTTCGATGTCCTTGCTATCTTCGGTATCTTTTTCTGCTTGCTTTTCAGAAGTTCCTATTGGGTTAACTGCTGGTGCTTTAGGCACAGTTACAGAATCATTACCGTCTTCATGGTCATCGGGGTCTATTTCTCCTGAGGCCAATTCTTTCTTCATTTGCTTATACATTTTTGCCGACTCTTCATCATCGAAACGCATAATATTTTTCATCAACCATTCTTTAGAAAAATATTCGCCAACATACTGTACCGACTGATCCATGAGACTCAAACGCTCACGCAAGACTTCAGCATCTTTCAACTCGGTGTAGTGATTGTCTTTGTAATAGTCAATCTTAATGCGATTGCTAAACTTATCAACCCAGTCTACTTCAGTGATGATACCCTTGAGGATAAGTTGCTGACGCAAGATACCAGTAAAGAGTTTTGAGAACCGCATTCGCAAACGAGTGATAAACTTCTGAAACTTAATTTCTTCTCGCGTAATTTCAGTGGCGCGACCAATAGAGTATGCTTGCTCTTGCTCAAGGCGAGAAACTGGCACATTCAAAGACTGGTAAACTTTGCGTTGGAAGTATTTGATGTCATCAATCTCACCAAGGTTTGAACCCCCAGGAAGTGTACTAACTTCTGTTCCTCGTCCACCTTCTCTTCGGGGCAACCAGAAATCATCCAGCATTGTCATATGCTTGCGACTGTCTTTCAGTTCACCTGTATTACCATCGTACACTAACTTGTTACGATAGCGAGTCATAAGACTGTTGAGATATTCTTCTGCCTTCGCTTTAGGAAGGTTACCAGTGTCAACATAAAATATTCTACGCTCTGGTGCGCGAGCCATGCGATAGATGATAAGTGAATCTTCCATCATACGCAGTTGATTGATAACTCGCAATGCTTTGTGTAGGTTAGATACTACTTTGGTTCGACTTTCATCTAGTAAACCTGAAGTCACATAACTTACAGAATCACTAGAAAGTTTAACACCCCCAGTCTTTCCACTCTCAGTTACAGCAGTTGAAATTCCACTTGCTTTTCCGTATGTACTACCAACCATAGCATCGTTGAATATGTAAAACTCGTCAATTTCGTCAATCAATGTGACACCATTTTCATTTGTTTTTTTCTTAACGTGTCGAACTTTGCGAATCTTTAGAGAGTCGATGAAACGAACCTCTTGAATACCTGCCTTCAGGTTATTCTTATCTACTACAAGGTGATGATAGAGTCTACCATCAACATACCAACAACGAAACATATCGTGTGCGCGTTCGTTGAAGTTCATTATGTTTAGCAGTTTTTCAAACTCATCTGCTACTTTATTTTTGATAGAAGCAGAGACATCAACCATATCAAGGTCAATATCAACAACAACATCATTTGTTTGGGGTACTACAATTGCTTCGTTGACAATCTCTTCAATTGCCATGTCTACTTCGGGTTGCTGTGCCGATTGCCGATACTTGCGAATTAAATCGTGTTGATCCTTTACGGTTAAATCACCGTAAATATCCATCGCCATACCATAGTGGTTTGCTCCAGAGGTTATATAACCAGCACCATCGTCATCAGTAGGTGCTACCACGGATGCGTTTTTAAGAGGCTCAGTGACTTTTTTGTCTTCTGCGCTTCTCTTTATTTCAAATCCAAATAGTTTTACGCCATCTGCCATTTCTTAATCCTTAATATAAAATAAAAACAGGAGGGAGAAATTTCTCCCCCTCCTGTTTACTTATAACCCCAAAATTACTGGGTATTATCATTAGTCCAGTAATCAAACTCAAAGGTCACTGTGAACTCTTCAATTGAGGTTACTTGGTCATAGCTCAACTCAATCTGTCCAACTGCGCTCGGAAACGCATTTTTTAGATAGTAACTCTTCACAACTGCACCAATTTGATCCAATTGCTGAACTTCGATGCTTTGTGCATATGTGCCAACACCAGTGCCTAGCATTTGGAGACCCAAATTACCTGCGTGAGAGTTCATACCATTCATCCACTGTTCCATAGAATTTCGAACATTGAAATTGGTATCATTATATATCGTTACTTCCCAAGGTTCAAAAGTACGGTCTCCAGGTAATTTCACGATTCGACCTCGAAACGGTACTTCTACCGTTCCAATAGTTGAACCGGGAAGTCTTGTTGACCGACACATGAGGTTTGTTAGGTCGCCATCGCCACCACCAACATAACCTGGATATGTAAAAATAACAGAAAATAGATTAGCTCGCGCACCACCACCTGTCATCCTACTTCTGAAGTCATCTACTCTTAAAACTGCCATATATTACTCCTAGATTTCTTCTATTAAAATTGTAAACCGCTACCAATAATCTCATCAAAATCTGCGCCAGTGCGTGTTGCAATGAAGTCGATAGTGATAAAGTTAATGCTTCGGGCAGGTTTGATGTATATTGCCGCTTTCATTTCGTTGCGGTCAATAACTTCGGGTGTGTTGTTTGTTTCATCACACTGTACACGATATTCATATATTCCTCTTCGTGACTGAATCTCTCGTAAGAGAGGTTCAACAACTGCAACAAACTCAGAGCGTGTAAACTCATCGTTTATCTCAAACAAGAAGTTACGCGCTGCGAGAGCAACGGATTTCTCAATAGCAAGGAATAACCTACGAACTCCAATACGGTCAAACGCTCCAGGTCGAGAAAGTTTAGTCTTATCTCCCCACAACAAAGTTCCCCTGTTTGGATATGTTACAATTGGGTTAACATTCTTTTTATAAAGAGTGTCTCTCTGCGTCTTAGTAGGGCTGTAGGCAAGATTTGTTACGCCAACATATTCTCCACGCTTTTCACCTGCAGGTGACCACCAAGGACCGTAGTTATAATCCGTATATGCCATAATACCAGCAGTGCTAGAAGCAGCAGGAATATGGATATATTGATCATTGTACTTATCATAAACTCGAAGATAGTTATTATCAACGGCAAGGTATGATGAACTTGGGAAATCGTCAGTTGTCGACAAAGTAGAAGTTACGGGATTAAGGTTGTTAATAACAGCGGCTCTATTAGGAGAAGTAACTGCTATACAGTCTTTGCGGATGTTACCAGCAATAGCAGCCAAGTTAGAAACAACGGTCTTTTGCGATTCTTTATCGCGCAGACCTGGAGCAATCAACATTTGCACATCGGTTGTATCGGGGTCTTCAAATAAATCGAAACCTATTTCGTAGTCTCCCACATCTAGTCCCATTCCCATACGGTTTCTCAATCCTAGATCACCTGGACCAAAACCTGCATCTTGACCAGTTTGCAATCCTGTGGTGTTGTTACTTTTTGTCCACGATACCGCTTCTCTATAGTCTATACCAGTACCATTAACTGGTGGGGGCAAATTCCATTGGTTACCAGAAGGCAGTATTCCATCGGCCCAACTTTTAAACCATACATACTTTGAAGCAGAATTAATAACATTCTTGACGTAGTTATCGCCTCCATCTGTAGTCTTCGCGCCTGGGGCAACAGAAACATATCCGAATGTTTCTAAGACAGTTCCTTTAATTCCACTGAAGCGACCATCTGAATCAATAATAGCAACGTGAATCTCATCACACTTATTAGAGTTAAGTGTCGAACCATCGCTATCGAAAACGCCTGGTTGATTTGCAAGCCATGAAGAAGTGCCAGGAGCAGTATTAAATTTATCAGCGTATTTCCACGTTCTGAAATCGCTATCGACATTATCTATACTGTTTCCCTGTGATTGGGAGAATATCGATATTGCAATTGAATTACCCATTGAACCTGGATATTTTGCAGTAAATGAATTGATTATATTAGATTGTGATTCCCAGTCTTTTAGATTCTTTACAACTGTGCGGGTATACGTTGCCGCGTTGTTTGCGTTAAGTGCTGAGTCTCCCACTATCAGGTTGCTACCTGTTGGGATTGCTCGGTTTATGATAAGGTTTCCAGAATAACGTAAGAACTGATTAGCAGAAAAATAATCTACTGCGTGAAACTCATCAGGTGTTCCATAAGTTTCGGCTAATTCGCCTTCATTTTGGATTTGGATTGGTTCGCCAACTGGTCCCCACATGAAATCACCAACGAATGCAGCAAGAGATGTTTCAACATTGGGAGAAACCCCAGTTAAATCAAATTCTCTTATAGCGATTCCAGGTGACAGTAACGGTGTTGTTAGTGCCATTTTGTGTTCCTCTTTTTCATTTTTTTATAAGAAGTTTTCATAATAAGGAAGACACCCGTTATGGGGATGTTCAATGTATTTATTTATAACTTCTACATTTTTAGTTATTTAGGCATTAAAAAAACCATCATCTTCTTGTTGACTAACAATACTCCAAGGGTCTAACTTTTCCTCATAGGAATAGTCGTTCAATCCTATGTCATCGTGGAAACCGAATGAAGGAACATCTGCTTCTATCTCTTGCATCCTTTGGTCAAACATCATCTTCTTGACATTGATGTCGGTCATCTCTTGGAAGACCGGAGAAGTGACAAAGTATCCAAACATGACAAGGTTCATCATTAGGTCATCGTGGTTACCATCAGTCGCCTCGTAAGATTGACCCTTCGCTTCAAATGTGCTTATCTCCATGATGGTCTCTTCGTCAACAACATCTAACTTATTTTCTTCTAGTAAGTCTTTTATTCCAGAGCAACCCAATCGTTTGGTTCTTCGGGTCATCTCAATACCGATACCAGATGACTTGAGAGCAGAAGACATATGAACATTTTCATATTCAAGTTCCTGATACAATCCGTGGCATACTAACTGTCCAGCATCGTTGGACTCAATAATGACATATGCCTCATTGTAGACTTTCGCAAACTTATAGATAATAGTAGGGAAGAGTATTGGAGAAATTAAATTATTCCGATACACCGCGACTTGCTTAAACGGGCGTGAAGAAATATCGATTACGTTAAACGTACTAAAATCCTGACCTCGACCCTTCGCCACATCGACAGTCATTATGTACTGTGAACCTTTACGAGTCTCCTCGTAGATAAGTAGGTCACCACCTTCCAGAATGGATTTTGGTCTCTTTGCTTTCAACCCTAGTAATGTTTGTGGGTTGATGAGAGTCTGTCCAGTTCCAAAGAAAGTGTTTCCAAATTCCTGTTCAAACTGCAACTCGGAAGTGTTAGCAATAGTTTGCTCTTTCCATGCCTCGTCACGCCCCGGTACGTCCCACCAGTCAACGCGGAATGGTTTATACTCACTCACCCCTTGCTCTGCGCCTTGCCAGATTTTATGGAACTGATTACCGATACCGTTAGCGGTAGAAGTAATGATTACCTTTGTATCAAGACCAGATGAAATTACTGGGTAGGTTGAAGTGTAGAACTCTGTCCCTTTTTCAACGAATGCAAACTCGTCAAGGAATAGTAAGTTGACAGAGTAACCCCGAATAGAACTACTGCTTGTAGATTCTGCGAGTATCCTGCTGTTATTACTAAACTCTATGTTCCCTTTGTTTAGAGTCTTACACCCAGGTTGTAAGTAGTATGGAAGGTTCTCAAGCATCAGAGTGACCCTTGCAAGCATCTCTCTTGCCGTCTGTCCTCTGTTAGCAAGGATAGCAACAGTTTTCTCTGGGTGAAACAATGCGAACCATAGGAGATATCCTACGGACGAAATAGACTTACCAGACTGTCGGCATGCAAGAACAACATTGAAACGGTTCTCGTTGAAATGCTTGAACATCTTTTCCTGATAAGGATACAAGTCAAACGGAACAAGACCATCGTTCAAGTTGATAACTTTTAAGTGTGTTCGCGCAAAGTAAGCGGGGTCTGCCATGCATCTTGCATACTCAGAAACTTTCGCTTGCGTCCAATCCTCATCAATCCCGTCTTTTTTGACGTAAGGATTTCCAAGATAGTGGTTGTGTCCCGCGAGGAAGGTTGTGTCAATAATGGGGTCTACAACTGCAACCTCACTCACTATCGATTTCTCCATCTATGATGTCGTTAACCTTCGCAACTTCCTTTTGGTTGATATCTTTCAACATTCTTTGAAGGTCAGTAGTTGACCCAACAAAAAGATTATTAGTAGTCCCTGATTGGGGAAGAGCGATAGGGTTAGGGTTGATTAACTTATCTATTTGGATTTCTTTGCGGTGCAAGTCCATCAATTGACCAGAGGTATCAGCAGTATCCTTTATCAACTTAGCGAGGACTTCATATGCTCTGGGATGTTCAGATTGCTTTGCAACCTCAATCATTTCCTCAACTCCATCACGACCCTTGTTGATTAAGTCATAAAGAGTTTCTCTTGTGAACTCAAAATCATTATCTCGATCTTTCTCAGACATATCATAACCTATTAATGTGGATGTGGTAGAGGATTATTCTGGTGGCCAAGATAAATCCGAATCTTTATTGATGATTTGAGTAATTATTGTGTAATCACTATCAGGCGAGACTGGGCGAGGATCAGTTTTAACTCTACTAGTTTCAAGATATTCTTCACCAACCCATGTATCGAAGTAGTCAACATCAATTTGTGTAATAATTTTACCAGCATCAGGTTTAGGTCCGTAAAATGACATCTTCATATCAAATGTAAGTGTATAAATTATAGTTCTACGGTCTTCTAAATTTCCCTCAAAACTGTCAGTAAATGCAACCCCCGTAAGTATAACTGGAACATCTTCTACAATGGTGGGGTAATCTTCCATCGGTTTAACATTTACTGTATACTGCGGATTAAAGTAAGGCAGTATTTGTTCTACTATTTGCAGTGCATCGTCATGGTGCTTCGCGTATACATTTAACTCAAACGAAATGGTATAAGGAACACTAGTGTAAAACTTTGCTCCAGCTCTGTCCGAATCAAAGGCAGTCCTCGTAAAATAGTTAGTCTTTGGCAACTGACGCTGTGGGTCATATGCCATACTGATTATCTCAAACGACATACGAGGCAACTTTATTGCAAGTTGATTCTCAACATCTCTATCGCCAGCAGCATTCATCTCAGCAATACGTTGTAGAAACTTTCTTTGTGGTGCGTAGGCGAGAGGAACTTTCATCTGACTAACGACTTTTTTTCCTTCCTTCCGTATTATGTATAAGTCATTAAACATCGCCCCAAAAACGGCAACTGACATACGGACTCTTTGATTGTAAAAATATTTTTTAAACATTAACTTATATTCCCAAACGGGTTCTGCTCCGAGAAGTCAATAAACTCAAACGATGAGATGTCAAAAGATGGTACGGCAGCGGATGCCGAGTCTGGTGCGCCTGGACTTCCTGCCTGAATATTCTGCATTTCCGTTACAGCATCAATTCTTGCGATGGAGTTTAATAGTGAACCTGTAACTTGTTTTCCAACTGCAAAGTTGTGGAAGTCTCCATCGTAGTCTGCACCAGTGTGTGCTAAGAAAACATTCAAATCCGAGTCCATCCATTCAACAACCTTACCTTGCATTATATGGGTATCAGTTTCCATAGAAACTATCTCACCATTTTCAAATCCGTTTGATGCGGAGTCAAGAGTAAGTCGCCACTGGTATGCAGCAAATCTTTCAATGCGGTCAATCTCAGGAATATCTGTATTGAATCTTTCGTCACTATATTCAAACTTCTCACAACGCATTTTAAATGTTGGGAGATTTGCCAACTGATAGAATGGGTTATCGTCTTCAACCTTCATTACCTCAAAGGTCGCACCCGCCATTGGCATATGAATCAGGTCACCTTCGCGTGGACGGTAATACTTATTACCACCGACTGTGCTTCCCGTTATAGGTTCTTCATGATTGCGTATTTCTGTATTCCACCTTCTTCGTGAAATAATAAATGTTACAGCATCTCTTATCTCGACACCGAACTTTGAGAATAAATCTCCGTCCCCATCAAATCCTTCTACACTCTCAAGGTAGACTTCAACTTTATATGCGTAATTAAATTGAGATAAAACCGTGTCATCAAATATCATATCGCGATGGACTACTTCACGAGGAATATAGTAAATGTCCTGTCCGAAATTTTTTATTGACTCTGTGATCAAATCTTCATAGAGGTCTTGCTCGCTTGACGCAGCATAGTTGAAGTATGGGTTAGTCGCCATTTCTTATCTACCCAACAAAAAAGTCGGGTGGAACTTCTTGCTCTAACCGCATCCTTTCGCGAAGTTCTCTTATTTCAGTCTTCGCTTCTTCAAGAATAGTTCTTCCATTAATAGTGACACCACCTGGCAATTGCATTCCATCAAACTTAGACATGTTCTGTCCCCACTGCTCTTTAATTAATGCAGTGGTGTAGTCCTTCATAAACATGTCGTTCCAGATATTAACATCTTCAACAGTTTTATAAACTTCGCAGCAGACATATGTCCCTGCCTTCATTTGCTTGTCTACGATGTCGCTCCAGATATAAAGTCTATTCTGTCTGCGAGAAAAGGTCACCAGAGGGAGTCCAATAATCTCCATGTCGATAAGGGCAGCATAAGACCTTGCTTGCTTCATATACGCAAGTCCACCACCCGCAATACCCTTTGCCATGTTGCCACCAAAACTGGCAGTGTCATTTGACCACATAGCAGCACCACCAGTTACATTACCAAAAACCGTTCTAGAAGGGAACATTTTAGTGACATAAATTATACTTTCTGGAATAGTAATATATTCATTTGTAATATCATCTGCGGTAAGTTCATGTTGATGGTAAGTACGGTAAGTTGCGTCCGAGTGGAACTCACGATAAGTCTGTAAAGCGTCATCAACTTTATCTTCGATTTGCCCCACATCGACATTCACTTCAATTACTGGTTCCCCAAGTCTACGGAGACAGTATTGAACTAAACCTTGCCTTGTTAACACGACTGCCATTATTATTTCC